CAAAATAATAATTGGATTTTATGTCACAAAATAACAGGTGCAGGTGGATACAACACTCAATTTGGTAAATATTTTGATGTTGTTGGAAGCGGAGATAAAATAATCACAAACCAAGGAGTTTATATTAGTAGAATTCCTCAAAGTTTAACAAACTTTACAGATTTATCAAAAACTTACGGAGACGCTCCTTTCTCTTTAACTGCAACAGCAAGCTCAAGTCTTCCAGTAACTTATACTAGTAGCAATACCAATGTTGCAACCATAAATGGAAGTACTGTTACAATAGTTGGAGGTGGTACTACTATTATTACTGCTACTCAAGCTGGAGATGATTCTTACGATCAAGTTTCTTTAACAAAAACTTTATCAGTTAATAAACTAAATCAAACTATCACTTTCTCAAGTATACCAGATAAAACTTACGGAGATTCTCCTTTCTCTTTAACTGCAACAGCAAGCTCAAATCTTGCAGTAACTTATACTAGTAGCAATACTAATGTTGCAACCATAGATGGAAGCACTGTTACTATTGTTAATGTTGGAATAATAACTATAACTGCTACTCAAGCTGGAGATAGTAGTTACGCTGCTGCAACTTCAGTAAGTCAAACTTTTACAGTTAATAAACTTAACCAAATTATAAACTTTGTAGATATACCAGATAAAACTTACGGAGATTCCGCTTTCTCTTTAACTGCAACAGCAAGCTCAAGTCTTCCAGTAACTTATACTAGTAGCAACACCAATGTTGCAACCATAAATGGAAGTACTGTTACAATAGTTGGAGGTGGTACTACTATTATTACTGCTACTCAAGCTGGAGATAGTATTTACAATCCAACATCTTCAGTAAGAAATTTGTTTGTTAACAAATTAGATCAAACTATCACTTTCTCAAGTATACCAGACAAAACTTACGGAGACACCGCTTTTTCTTTGACTGCAACAGCAAGTTCGAATCTTGCAGTAACTTATACTAGTAGCAATACCAATGTTGCAACCATAAATGGAAGTACTGTTAGTATCGTTGGAGCTGGGACTACTACTATTACTGCTACTCAAGTTGGAAATATTTTTTATAAAACCTCACAGCCTGTAACTCAAGATTTATTGGTTAATAAATTAAATCAAACTTTAACCTTCACAAGCGTAGCAACTACAAAATTTGTTGATATACCATATAATCCTGGAGCATCTGCTTCTTCTAATTTAGCAGTTAGTTATACTAGTAGCGACTCTGGTATTGCTAGTGGAGTATTAGATGATACTTTCATTAAATTCATAAATACAGGAGTTGTGGATTTGACTGGTTATCAAGTTGGTAATAATAATTATAATATAGCTGATCCTGTATCTCAAAGATTAACTATCACAAAAGGCGATCAAATCATAACATTTTCCGCCTTATCAAATAAAAGTTATTTAGATCCAGATTTTATTTTGCAAGGATCTTCAGACTCAAACCTTCCTATAACATATAGTGGTAATAACACAAATTCTTTAACAATAAATGGAAATATAGCAACAGTATTAGAACCTGGATTAGTTCAAATAACTGCTAGTCAAACTGGTAACGATCTTTACAATGCTGCAACTCCAGTTATTCAAAATTTAAATATTTTAAAAAGATTACCTACTATTACTACTCAACCTCAAGCTCAATCAATTTTTAATGGACAAAAATTGTCTTATTCTCTAATTTTAAGTGGTGCCGCAAGTGTTCCTGGATCTTTTGTTTGGGCAAATACTAATTTAAGAGTTTTAAACTTAGGAACTTTTATTTATCCAGCAAGATTTATCCCAAATGACCAAATACGTTATCAAGCATTTAATTTTGATTTATCTATAAGTGTTACTACAAACCCTTGGAATCTCGTAATAGTAGAAGGCACCCTAGACAAAGAAGCAGATGTAAACGCAAATATTGGATATGCATATTCTGAAGTTATCAACGCAAATTATTTAACAATAAATGGTCGTCCTGCTTATTATTATACTAAAGACACATCAATTAATAACCCTTCAGGAGTAAGTCAGGATTGGTATTTATTTAATCAAGATGGAAATAGAGTATAATTTATAAGTGTAAATTACATTAAAGGAAAAAGGATGTATGGCATTATATGTAATTGATGATAGATTAGGCTTAGACCCTATTTATAATGGGAATAGCCCTATAAATTCAGTAGGAATTTTATGGAAAGTAAAGGATAATCTGTGCTCTTCTCCTATAATTAATGAAAATTGGCAAGTTACTAATAAAAATTATTTAATTTGTGCTACTAGAAGTAATGGATTAATTACTGTAGCTAAAGATGGTTTAGCAAGAAACCCAAATAATATTTGCTCAGATAAATATGGAAACTTATATACTTGTTCCTCTATAGATAGAAAAATAAATAAAATAGATATTGATAATAATATATCTACTATTTTTAATTATCCTACTTATTATGATAAAAATAATAATTCAGATGTAGGAGGATACGTTAATAATAAAAAAGAATACGATACAAATTTTCCTGATTTAACATCTATAGAAAGTATAGCTGTAGATGATAACAATAATATTTATGTTATATTAAATGGATCTTATGCTATTTATAAAATATCTTCTGGGGTAATATCAAAATTATGTGGTCAACCATCTGATACATTTCTTGGACCAAATGAATTATTAGCTCAATACAATCAATATAAAGATGGCAATAAGGATAACGTTTTATTCTATAGCCCTAAAAACATCAAATATTTTAATAATTATTTATATATCTTAGACAATGATAATCGTCAACTAAGAAGAATAGATTTAAATGGAAACGTAAAAACTATAAATTCTTCTAACTATATTGTGGATTTTGTAGTATCAAAAAATGGAGATCTCTATTTTGTATCCAAAGATTTAAAATTAAGAAAAATAAATTTAAATTTTATATTAGGTTCAGCTTCTCCAGAATTAGCCGCGAAAGAAATGCTTAAAACTAATTATATAGTAAATATAGAAAAAGAAAGCGAAACTTTTGGAGAAGGAGATGTTTTTAGCGTAAATTCAAAAATAATTTTAGATGATCGCGAACAAAATTTATACACATGTAAAAAAAGCAGCCAATCAGAAGAATCAAAGATAATAAAAATAAATCTAACTACAAGCACCAATAATACTAATCTTAAAGCTATAGCTTTTGCTGGAGAAAATAGCATTAAAAGACAAGGAGACTTTATTCCTGGAAAAGGAATAGATATAAAAACCAGAGATTTTTATAAAAATATTTCTATAGCTTTTAGAACAGATAAAATACAAATTATAAGTCCATTAAATGTAGAATATGAATACAACGAACAAATAGAATACAACATAATAGCCGAAGGAATGCCCACAAAATATTCAGTCATTGGAAATCTTCCAAACGGTTTGGTATTAAACAACGATAAAATAATTGGATCAATTTCAGATGTTGGAGAATTTTCAATTCTATTGAGCGTAGAAAAAGAAGAAAACAATAAAGTTTATCGTGACACAAAAGTTTTAAATATAAAAATAAAGCCTAAAATTATAAGTTCACTTGAAGCCGTTTCGTTAGTAAATGGAGAAGTAGAGTATAATATAGAAGTACAAGGTTCAGCAACCAAATATGAAGCTAAACTTAAAAATGGAAGTAATATAAATACTTTAGGACTAGATATAGACCAAGATAATGGAGTTATATCTGGGATTTTAAATCAACCAGGAACATATGAGATAGAAATTAAAGCAAAATTTAATGATATTGAAGCTACAAAAATACTTAAATTATATTTTTTAGATATTATTAGCGCTTCTAATGTGATATCTGCAACCAACGAATTATTTTCTTATGAAATTAAAGCTTTAGGAGAACCAGATACTTTTGAAGTAGATAATTTACATTCATTTTTAAATTTTGATAATTCAACAAAAAAAATAACTGGCATCTTAAACGCAGAAGCTGGACAGACTCTAGAACCTATAACTTTAAAAATAACAAAAAATAATATTGAATATACAAAAGATTTAAATATTTCTGTTGCTCCAAGAATATTAAATAGTGAATTAGAAATAGCTATAATCCATAATCAAAACTATAATTTACTAATATCATACGATAATAATGGTACCGAATTTGACGGTGAAACAATTATTATCGTTCAGAACCTACCAAACGGTTTAAGCTTTAATCAAACAACAAAATTAATAACAGGAAAAATAACAAGCAAATTAATAAATGGAAAATACACAGTTATAATTACTGCTACAAGAAATAATATATCTTCTCAAAAAAATATTATATTAAAAATTCCACCTTTAATAAGTTATGATGGAAATAGAATACAAGCGTATATTGAAAAAAAATTTTCCTATCAAGTAGATGCTCCTGGAGCTAAAAAATTTATCGCTCAAAATTTACCTATAGGATTAAAAATTAATCAATTAACTGGTCTAATATCAGGAATGTGCCAACCAAGACATATTGGGTCTTACAATGTACAAATAACATGTTACAACGACGAAGGACAATCAAGTAAAACTTTATTATTTTATGTTGGCGCTAATTTCACAGTTAGGGTTTTTAATAAAACAGCAGGTAATATATATTATAAAATGGGCCATCCACAGACTTATTCAATCAACGATACAGAAGCCCCAATTATTTATTTAGAAAAAGGCAAAACTTATATAATAGATCAATTAGACCCTAGTAATTCTAGTAATCCATTGAATATATATTTTGACCCTTTAAAAAATAAAAAACTAGACAAATACATAACTATAAAAGGATCTCCTGGTGTAGATAGGCTTTTAACAATTAATATACCAAAAGAATTTAAATCAACTAAAACTTTGTATTATATGAGCGAAAATAATGATTATTTTGGAGGAGAAATAAAAATTATATCTAAAGAATATAAATTAAAACATAATATTAAATTACTTTGCTTTGGGGCTCAACATAATGGTTCAAGATATTTTATACCAAACAAATTACTATCTGCGTCTTCTTTTCTTGTTTCAGAAGAAAATTCTTTTATAAGCTCTAATAAAGTTGGTGTTCTTGCTCTTTTATCTACACCAACAGGTGGAAATACTTTTGAGTCTAATCTATACAATAGAAAAGATACATTAAGTGTTAATTTAGTGAAATATGATGGTGCTATTATAGATTATCCATTTTCTTTTGATTATTTTGGGCAATCTTTAAATTATACTTTAAATCCTACTGGAAAATACACTTATGAATTTAAAGATATTAAACAGCTTTATGATATAGTGTCAAATATTACCTTTTCTAGTTATAATAGTCTTGATGAAGACAATCTTTACCAACCTCCAGGTTATAAGCTTTCATATTGCCCAAATTGTGTTTCAAGAATTAGTTTAACAACAGGTTTAAATAATATGTTTTCTGGAGATATACAAATATACTATAACCCAACAAAAATAATAAATGATTATACAGTTAATAAATTACTTAATATTAATCAAGAAAACATTGAAACAGGAGATTTTGTATTCTTCAATCAAAAATTAAGCGGAATTTTTAAATACGAAAAAGAATTTTACTCTGACGAAAATTATCAAATTGAAAGAAAGTTATAATTATGCAAAATTATATACAAAAATATAAAATACAAAGCCCTTCACCAAAAGCGAATGGAACATTTAGTCAATCATTATCTCTTAATAGATTGGGCGATATAGCGATTATAGGAACAGAAGATGAGGCTACAACTCCTAACGGCGCCTATATTTTTAGTAATTACTACGATAATTGGTATTCAGTAGCAGAATTAAAGTCTAATGATGCTGTAGCTAATGATGGATTTGGTTTTAGTGTCGCTTTAAATTCTTCTGGAAATATTGCTATTGTTGGAGCACATTATAAAACTGTAAATAATTTAATAAGAGCTGGTGCGGCTTATATATTTACTGGATCTAAAAATGGAAATGATTGGACTCAAGTAGCAAAAATAACAGCAAGTGACTCTCAAGCTTATGATGAATTTGGTTTTAGTGTGGCTTTGAATTCCGCTGGAAATGTTGCTGTAATTGGATCATATTTTTCTGACCCAAATAATACCACAAATGCAGGTAGCGCTTATATTTTTACAGGATATGGATTAAATTGGACTCAAGTAGCAAAAATAACAGGAAGTGACTCTAAAGCTGATGATAATTTTGGAACAAGCGTTTGTTTGAATGGTCAAGGTAATGTTGCAGCAATAACAGCTTATAGCGCAGATCCTGATGGTATCACAAACGCAGGGTGCGCTTATATCTTTACAGGATATGGAACAAATTGGACTCAAAGTAAAAAGATAACAGCAAGCGACAAATTGCAAAATGCTCGTTTTGGAAGAAGTTGTTCTATGAATACAGCTGGAAATACTTTAGCGATTGGGTGTTATTTCAAAGACGTAAAAGGAATGAGCCGAGCTGGAGGAGCTTATATTTTCTCTTATGATCAAAATGATTGGGTTGAAACAGCTAATTTAGAAGGAAGTGATTTTGATTTAGGAGGAAAAACTGAGACTCGTTTTGGCAGAGATGTAGATATAAATGAGGCTGGAGATACTGTTGTTATTGGTGCGCCTTTAGATAATATAGGAGGAATTATTGATGGGGGTAGTTGTTATATTTTTTCAAAAAATGGAAATAATTGGGTTGAGATTAAAAAAATAACAGCAAACGATACTTCAGCGTATAACGCTTTTGGTAGAAGTGTTAGTATAAACTCTGAAGGTAATATTTTATTGATTGGAGCAGCAGACGCAAACGCACCAGGTATAGTTGTCGCAGGATCTGCTTATATTTTTTCTGGATACCAAGAATCTTCTAGTAGTAGTTCGAGTAGTAGTAGTAGTAGTTCAAGTAGTAGTTCGAGTAGTTCAAGTAGCATAAATTTTGGTTTTGATTTAAATAATTCAGGAGAATTTTTACTTTTAAGTAATATTCAAATCCCTAATAAAAAACTAAAACCTTTATACAAAAATAATGAATACAACAATTATACAACTGGCCAAATAAATGAAAATAAAAATGATATTGTAAAATATGTAAACTCACCTTATGAGCTTGAATATTTAAATCTAAGAGGATACAAAATACTAGAAGATATATCTTTTATACCATTAGAAGGTTATTTTGGACACATATATAGTGGTTTGTACAAAGGAATAGAGCCATTAGAGTATGATTCAGATTTTGATGGTTTGCCAAAAATTTATAAAAATAATAACACAGAGTTTTATAATAGTATTATTTCTTCTAGTTCTTCTAGTAATTAAAAAACCATGAAGTGTAATTTAATAAAAGGTAAAAGGAAATAAAATAAGATGAGTTATCAAAGTCATGTATGTGGTAATTTTGTTAAAATAGCTGCTGGAGATTTTTTTTCTCTTGCTATTTTTAAAGATGGAAGAGTAACTGGTTGGGGAAGAAATGATGGTGGTCAAATTAATATTCCAATTGGTATTGGAACTGGTGCTGCAGCAATAGCTGGTGGAGACAGTAATTCTATCGCATTATTAAAAAATGGAACTGTAACTGGTTGGGGAAATAATAATTATAATGTAAATAATATTCCAGTAGGAATAGGAAATAATGCAATAGCAGTAAGTGCTGGAGATTCTTTTTCTATCGTTCTTCTAAAAGATGGTAGAGTAACTGGTTGGGGAAATAATCTTGATGGTCAAACTACTATTCCAGTAGGAATAGGAAATAATGCAACAGGAATAGCTGCTGGAAATCAATATGTTCTTGCGTTACTCAAAGATGGTAGAGTAACTGGTTGGGGAAGTAATGATTTTGGTCAAATTACTATTCCAGTTGGTATAGGAACTAATGCTGCTGGAGTAGCTGCAGGATATGATCATTCTCTTGCGTTATTAAAAGATGGAACTGTAACTGGTTGGGGAAGTAATAATGGTGGTCAAGCTCTAGAAGGGAATAATTTAACTGGTGTTATACAAATTGCAGCAGGATATCGTTTTTCTCTTGCATTACTAAAAGATGGCAAGGTCACTGGTTGGGGAAGGAGTGATTATGGTCAAACTACTATTCCAGTTGGTATAGGAACAGGTGCTGCTCAAATTAGTGCGGGATTAGTGCATTCTATTGCGTTATTAAAAGATGGTAGAGTCACTGGATGGGGATACAATGAGTTTGGTCAAACTAATATTTTTAATCCTAAATGTATTCAATCTATAACTTTTCCAGAAATCTCAGACAAGAGTTTTGCAGACCCTGTTTTTCTTCTTTCAGGTTTTTCAGACTCTAACTTGCCGCTAAGTTATAGTAGCAGTAATCCTCTAATCGCAAGTATATCTGGCGCAACTGAAGTAAAGATTAACAATGTTGGAAGTGTTACTATAACTGCAAGTCAAAATGGAGATTCAAATTTTGAACCAGCAATTCCAGTAAGCAGAAGTTTTAATGTAGTTTGTGATTATGTAAAAAAAATAGCTGCAGGATATGCTTATAGTTTAGCGCTGTTTAAAAATGAAAGGATAACTGGTTGGGGATTGAATAATAGTGGTCAAGCTCTTGGTGGAAATAGTTTAACTGGAGTAGTTGGTGTAACTGCAGGACAATATCATAGCTTGGCGCTATTAAAAGATGGAAGAGTTACTGGTTGGGGAGATAATAAGTTTAACAAGGCTCTAGGTGGAAATAGTTTAACTGGAGTAGTTGATATAAGTTTAGGATACGATCATAGCTTGGCGCTATTAAAAGATGGAAGAGTTACTGGTTGGGGAGATAATAGTCGTGGCCAAGCTCTAGGTGGAAATAGTTTAACTGGAGTAGTTAGTGTAAGTGCAGGAAATTTTCATGGCTTGGTGCTATTAGACAATGGAAGAGTTACTGGTTGGGGAGATAATTCGTTTGGTCAGGCTCTAGGTGGAAATAGTTTAACTGGAGTAGTTGGTATAAGTGCAGGAGGGATACATGGCTTGGCGCTATTAGACAATGGAAGAGTTACTGGTTGGGGATATAATGGGTATGGCCAAGTTCTAGGTGGAAATAGTTTAACTGGAGTAGTTGGTATAGATGGAGGAGAAAATCATAACTTGGCGCTATTAAAAGATGGAAGAGTAACTGGTTGGGGAAATAATGCGTTTGGTCAAAGTACTACTCCAGTTGGAATAGGAAATAATGCGACTAGCATAGTCGCTGGACATTATCATTCTCTTGCGTTACTAAAAAATGGAATAGTAACTGGTTGGGGACATAATACTCAAGGTCAACTCAATGTTCCTAAAGTCGCAAACTGTACTTTTGGCAAACCTTATCAAAACATAACTTTCCCAGAGATCTCAGATAAAAATTACGGAACTTCTCCTTTTTATCTCTCTGGATTTTCTGATTCTAATTTGCCATTAACTTATAGCAGTAGTAATTCTAGTATAGCAAGCATAATAAGTGGCAGTGGCATACAAGTCAACAATGTTGGAAATGTTACTATAACTGCAAGTCAAACTGGGAATTCAAATTTTGAACCAGCAATTCCAGTAAGCAGAAGTTTTAGTGTTAATAAACTCAACCAAACTATCACTTTCTCAAGTATACCAACTAAAACTTACGGAGATTCTTCTTTCTCTTTAACTGCAACAGCAAGCTCAAGTCTTCCAGTAACTTATACTAGTAGCAATACCAATGTTGCAACCATAAACGGAAGTACTGTTACTGTTGTGGGTGTAGGAAGTGTTGTTATAACAGCAAGTCAAGCGGGCAATAGTAACTATAATAGCGCTGTTTCTGTTAGTCAAAATTTAACAATAAACAAAAAAAATCAATTTATAGAATTAAATATTCCATCTTTTAAAAGTTTAGGTGATTTACCTTTTAATTTACAAGCTAATTCTAATTCAAATTTACCTATTTATTTTTCATCCAATAATCCAATCCTTACTATACAAGGTAATTTAGCAACTATAAATGATATTGGAATAGTTGCAATTACAGCTTATCAAGAAGACGATCAAAATTGGATCGCCGCTGAAACTACTGCATCAATTGTAATTAAAAAAACTTCTAAATTAGAATTTCCAAAAATAGAATATAAAAAATTAGAAGATCCATCTTTTAACTTAAATGTTACTACTGATAATAATGAAGTTAATATACAATATCAAAGTTCTGATAGTAGCATAGCTCAAGTTTCCTCTATCGGAGATGTTACTATCCTAAAAGCTGGAACAGTTACGATAACAGCAAAACAAAATGAAACTACTTCATTTTTTCAAAATTCAATTTCAAGAGAACTTTTTATAGATAAAAGTCTATTAACTATAGAGCCTATAGAGCAGTCTCGTTTTTATACAAATTATAGTGCTCAAAAATATTCAAATAGAATTGATAATGAAATTTATAATTTATATTTACCAAAAGCTTATGAGTCTCATACATTATTATTAGATCTTAATCTTTATGGGTTTGATGAGGACGACATGGCAGATTGTGATATAGAGATGAATGCTTTTATTTTAAAAACAGGTCTCTTTGGCGAAGTTGTAAAAAATCCAACCATTTTAAATGTTGAAATAAAAAATCTTCTGCCTCCAACTGGAATTTTATTTGATATAAATGATATCTTAAAAGAAAGAAACATTCTCAAGAACATTCAAGTAAATAACACTTTACATTATAATACTTCTTATTATAAAAATAATACCATATATTCAGATAAAAGATTTAATTTTATTAAAAATGAAATATTTATATCAAAACCAGCAGCTTCTAGGGGAAAGAATATACCTTATCCTTTACTTTTTGAATACAAAAATCCAGTAAGTAATTTAGCTTATAATATCGGCGAATACTCTCTTGCTATATTTGATGAAAATGATAATAAAATTAAAGATGGGAATTTTATAACAGGAACTGAAACTGGATTTTTCACTTTTCTAAATCCTGGAAAATATAATTTAATTCTATCTGGAAACGAAAAAGACTTTTTAATAAATGAAACAAATCGAAATAAAAAGAATGAAAATTTACATGCTGTTTCATTAAATATTAAATCTCTTACAGAACAAAAAATAAGAGAAATATACAAGCAGAATTACGATGAAGTTTGGGCAAGTTATTATTTGGATTACAGAGATCTTCCTTCTGGATCTTATGCTTTAAATAATCAAGCGCCAATTGCTTTTAATATTGATTTTGAAAGAAATACTAGTGGAAGTATTGAGTCTCCAAGTTTATCTTTTAAGGAATATACTGGGTATTACGAAAATAATTGCAGCTCTTCTACAAGAATAATAATTTCAGATCCTATATGCACTAAATCTTTACGGTTTATTTGCAGATTAGGCGCTAGTTATGAACTTTCTGGTTTTAGACAAATGGACATACCAAGAAACAACTTTCCTAAATCTAAATATAATGTAATAGGTCCTTCTCCAATTAATACATCAACAGATATTACAAAACAATTAGAAACAGATACTTTAGAAAGAACTTTATTAACTTATTTAGAGGATCCTGCTGATCCTAATTATTATACTATAGCTATTGATGACAACTTAAAAGATACATGCTGTTATTGTAAAGGAGAAGATGATTGGGAAGATCCAACTGCTTATATACAAGGACAAATATATAGTGGAATTTCAGTTTCAGATAGTGGAGATGCAATATACAATAATGTATATTTTATGGATGATATAAGTCCAAAAGGTTTAGACTTAAAATACAACAACTCTTACTATTCTGGACAAATCACTTATAAAGCATTTGAAGAAGGAGATAAGGTACTATTTAATCAATATCAATTTGATTTTAATGCTGTATTTAAAGGCGTATATGATGTAGATGATATACCTTTTGAAAAACAAGCTGTTGCAAAAGAGTTTATCTTTTCAGAAAATTTAACTGGACAAAATTACTTTAGTGGTAAAAATGATCTGATTAATAAAATTAATAATGAATTGGCTTTTAAAAAATACTATACTTGGATTCCATTCAAAAACAATCCAAATATTGAATTCAATTATGGCCCATTATTAAGTGGTCAAAACGGAGGACTTAATTCAAACAATGAAGAGATAATAAATTTGGTTGCTTTAAATAGCGGAAAATTTGGAGCTTTTAATATCAAATTAGAATTAACTCCTAGAAATAAAGTTTATAGTTATATGGTTCCTAAAATTATAAAACTTCAAATATCTGAAGATGGAGAAAATTGGATTGATGTGGTTTCCTCAGAAGATAGACAACCTATTAATACTTACTTAAACTCTCCTAATGATACCGTTTTTCCACCTATAGAAGATACTAATATCAAATACGAAAATCTACAAGACGAGACTATTACTATAACCCAAAAAATTACCATATCTTCAGAAACATCTTCTCAAAATAAAAACACTTCAGATATCGAAGATCTTTCTGGATTAGCTACTGGATTATGGAGCGTCTCTCCATATAACACAGGCAACAAGAATTATTTAGGTAACAGTAGTAATAATAACAGTTTAATATGTATTCCTTCAATTACTGGGTCAGGTATTCTTTGTGGAAAGGGATATACAGACTTTATAATAGGTAACGTTTCTGAAAAAGGAGGATTTAAATGTACTGTATCAGAAGAAGAACCAGAAGATTGTGGAATTTGGAAACCTAGTGGAGATTATTTATCCTTGAAGTGTGATCCAGAATTAATTAATAAGCCTAAATATTTAGGATATAGTGGAAATTGTTGCTCAGGAATATACGATCCTATAAAAAGACCTACTGGTTGGTGTTGCTCTGGTATATATCAAAATGGAGTAAATGAAATTGGATGTAAACCATGCGAAGATATTACTGATGCCCCAGTTGACGAAAATAAAAAGGAAGAAACCATAGAGGTAAAGAAAGATGTTAATGTATTTAGACTAGGATTTTATGATTATAATTCATAATTTAAGGGTGTAATTTATGATGGAAAAAGGAAAAAATATAAAATGAGTTGTTATAATTATGCTAAAATAGTTGCTGGAGGTTTTTATTCTCTTGCGTTATTAAAAGATGGAACTGTAACTGGTTGGGGAAGAAATGATCTTGGTCAAATAAATATTCCAGTTGGTATAGGAACTAATGCAGTGGAAATAGCTGCTGGATTTGATCATTCTCTTGCATTATTAAAAGATGGTAGGGTAACTGGTTGGGGAGGTCTGGTGGCAGATGAAATTAATATTCCACAGGAAATACAAGGTAATGTAGCAGGAATAGCTGCTGCATTTTCATCCTCGACGTTCTCACATTCTCTTGCTCTTCTCAAAAATGGAACTGTAATTGGTTGGGGAAATAACTCTTATGGCCAATTAAATATTCCAGTTGGTATAGGAACTAATGCTGCTGCTATAAGTGCAGGGTGGTATCATTCTCTTGCATTATTAAAAGATGGTAGGGTAACTGGTTGGGGAGTCACATCGGTCGCATCCAATGGTCAAATAGATATTCCAGTTGGTATAGGAACTAATGCAGTGGGAATAGCTGCTGGAGGTTTTCATTCTCTTGCTCTTCTCAAAAATGGAACTGTAATTGGTTGGGGAAGAAGTGATCTTGGTCAAATAGATATTCCAGTTGGAATAGGTAACAATGCAACAGGAATAAGCGCTGGACTTTATCATTCTCTTGCTCTTCTCAAAAATGGAACTGTAATTGGTTGGGGAAGTGATGTTTTTGGTCAAAGTACTACTCCAGTTGGAATAGGAACCAATGCAATAGCTATAGATGCTGGATTCTCTTATTCTCTTGCTTTATTAAAAGATGGAACTGTAACTGGTTGGGGAGAGAATACTCATGGTCAAACTAATCCTCCAGCTTGTCCTTCTTCAAGTTCTTCTTCAAGTTCTTCTTCAAGTAGTTCTTCAAGTTCTTCTTCAAGTTCTTCTTCAAGTAGTTCTTCAAGTTCTTCTTCAAGTTCTTCTTCAAGTAGTTCTTCTTCTGATAACTGTAATGAATTAAAAAATAATTTTAGTATCACTTTAAAAGGAGAAAAAGATTTTACTCCATTATACGATTCAAAACATAAATTAGTATTATTAAAAAACTCTTCTAGTGGTTATCTTCCATTTTACGAGAGTCCATATACTGAATATAACCAGGATGAAATAGTTTCATATTCGGGAATATTTAATTCAGGAAATTTTAAAACCCAAGTACGCACAATATATAATGATAATTCAGAATTTATAAATCAAGAAAATAAAGGTATAGAAATTTTAAATATTGTTGATTACTCTTACGGAAATGAAAAAGGCCTTTGTTTGTTTAAAAATGGTTTTAGAAGTTTATTAAATGATTTTCTAGATCAAAATTGTTTTAATTCAGTAGGAAACATTTGGTACTCTGATGATCCAAATCTTTTGACTGGTAATGATTTCACCAATGATAAGGATTTATTATTTTCTTCTATTTCAGGTTTAACTTTAAAAAAGCAAAAAAGATATGAAGGGTCAGATTTAACTGGCGCTTTAGATTATGCCACAGGTTTATCTTGGACACCATATTATACTAAAGTAATTAATATCTTCACGAATAATTCTCCATTGTTATTACCCGAATACAACCAAGAAGATTGTATATCAAAAGATCCATTATTTAGCCCACCAATTAGTATATCTTATTCTGGCGTTTTAAATAAAATAAAAACTCTCAAAACTAATTTAAGTAATTTAAAAATAAATGTAATTTACACTAGCCAAAAACCAAATGAAGATACTTTATTTTTTGAAAAAATTGCACAACTTGGAGAAGGAATCTTTGGCAAAGACTCTGTTTATTTAGTAAATCAAAGTTTTAAAGAGTTAAATGATTATAATACTTATAAAACTATAAGACTCACTTTCCCAGATATACCAGCTAAAACTTATAATTCTCCACCATTTGATCTTGGGGTAGTTAACAACACTAATGGGGCTCCAATAGTTTATAGAAGTAGTAATACAGGCGTAGCAACAGTAAGTCCTGAAGGAATTCTTACGGTTGTAGGGGGAGGATTATCTGTGATTAGTGCTACAGTATCTGGTTACAATGAGTTTTGTGACCAATCTGTAAGCAAAATATTTATAATAGGAAAAATTGCTCAAACTATAACTTTTCCAAATATAGCTCAAAAATATATTAATAATGCTAATTTTAATCTTAACGTCACAAGTGATAATAATAGTATACCAATAACATATTCGAGTAGTAACACTAGTGTGGCTACAGTAAATTCTAATGGAACTGTTGTTATATTAGCGGCTGGAAATACGACTATTACTGCTAGTCAAGCTGGAAATATTAATTATGATCCAGTCACAGTTTCTAAAGTTTTAACAGTTAGTCTATAAAATTAAAATGAACTATCCATATAACATATTAAAGGAAAATAAAAAATGAATTTTTCAGTAACAAATAATGGTGCCGCAGCTTACATCATAGATGGAGCTAGTAATCCTGTATTAACGTTAATTCGAGGACAAACATATACATTTACTATTAATGCTCCTAATCATCCTTTCTGGATCAAAACAACCAAGAATATAGGATCAATAAATCAATACAATATAGGGATCACAAATAACGGAACTACTAATAGCACATTAACATTTACTGTTGACGCTAGTGCTCCAAGTATTCTATATTACAACTGTGAACATCATAGTCTCATGGCTGGGACTATAAACATTGTTTCTAAATGTAATAATGTTTCTGCAATAACTGCAGGACAGGATTATTCTCTTTCACTTCTAAAAGATGGGACTGTGGTTGGTTATGGATATAATAACGAGGGCCAATTAAATGTTCCCCAAGATATACAAGGTAATGTTGCAAAAATAGCTGCTTATGGACAATTTAATTCTTTGGCTCTTCTTAAAGATGGCAGCGTAACTGGTTGGGGAATTAATAGTTATGGTCAAATAGATATTCCAGTTGGAATAGGCAACAACGCAACAGGAATAGCTGCTGGATTTTTTCATTTTCTTGCTCTTCTTAAAGATGGCAGCGTAACTGGTTGGGGAGATAATACTTATGGTCAAACTACTATTCCAGTTGGAATAGGCAACAACGCAACAGGAATAGCTGGTGGAAAGTTTCATTCTCTTGCATTACTAAAAGATGGTAGAGTCACTGGGTGGGGAGTAGTCGGTGAGGAAAATTATGGTCAAATAGATATTCCAGTTGGAATAGGCAATAATGCGACAGGAATAGCTGCAGGATATAATTTTTCTCTTGCCTTATTAAAAGATGGAACAGTAACTGGTTGGGGGTATAATTTTAATGGTCAAACTAATATTCCAGTTGGAATAGGAAATAATGCTACAGCTATAGCTGCTGCAAGTAGTCATTCTCTTGCTCTTCTTAAAGATGGGTCTGTAACTGGTTGGGGCTATAATGCTTATGGCCAAACTACTATTCCAATTGGTATAGGAACTAATGCAGTAGAAATAGCTGCAGGAGATCGTCATTCTCTTGCTCTTCTTAAAGATGGCAGCGTAACTGCTTGGGGACATAATGATTGGGGTCAAGTTAATCCTCCAGCTTGTCCTTCTTCAAGTTCTTCTTCAAGTAGTTCTTCTTCAAGTAGTTCTTCTTCAAACAATTTTGTGTTTTTGCCAGAAAAGCCTACTGAATTTTCAAATAAATATAAATACGCAAGAGTATACATGAGCGGTTTTAGAACTGCTCCTGTTATTAAAAAAACAGAAAATCAGGAATATAAGGAACAATTAGTAAATAAATTAATAGTCAAAAACATAAGTCTTTTTTCAAAATATAATTTTAATCCAGAAATAAATTCAATTATTTTAACAGGAGTAGATAATATTAATAACTCTTATTATTCTGGAGATATTTTCCATAGAATCAAAGGGTTTGTTGAATATAGAGATATAGGCCCAACAGATTCATTTGGAGTCTTAAATGCTTCTGGTTACACAACAGGAAAATTATTAAATAATCAAAATTTTGTAGATTCAAAAAATAGAAAAATAACTCCTATAGAAGATTACTATATAATAAAACAAAATGCTGCTCGTTATAAACCTAGAGCTAGTTTATTAGAGAGTGGAAATCTTTTAAATAGAACTGATTTAAAACCAGAAGAGTTCAATGAATTTTCTAAAAATGAAGATGTAACCTTGCCTCCTTTCTCTTTGTATAGAGAAAACCTTTATACAGGAAAATACAGTGGAATTCAAACTATAACAGAAAACTTTTATGATCCAGAATCTTATAAAGTTAATTTCTTTAAAAATGTAAGTTATGTTGTTGTAGGAGGAAGCGGATGGGAAACTTCAGAATTAGTGGTTAGTAGAGAAGCTAAGAGTCTTGGAGAAGTACCAGGAATTAATATTTTAAATAAAATTTTATTAGAAGGAAGCGGTTATATTCATAAAAGTGGATATGAAAATGTTGTGGGATATATACCTTCTGTTGGTATATTAAGAAAAAATGTTTCTGGATTTAATTACATAACAGGAAAACTCACTGGATTTGTAGACTATATAAATAGCGGAGTATTTATTTTTGATCAAATAATCACAGGATATAAATTAATAGGAAAACAAAACCAAGCAACAGGATATATTAATTCATTCAATTATTTAAGTTATAATAATCCTGTAGAATTAGACTCTATTACTATACAAAATTCAAATAGAGATACTATAAAAACTTTAATATATTCTCCAGAAACATTCTTTAATCCTCCTGATTATTTTAAAAATATTACTGAATTACATAATATTATTAATTCTGGTAAAGATGAATACGGAATAGCTTCTGAATTAGATTTACCTAATAACAGATTAAAACTTTCTGCAGCTTTAGATTCTGGAACTTTAGGAGATAATATATCTATAACAACCTTTGGCGGAGAAACTAGACCAATTTTACAAACAGGCGAAACTTTATTTAGTGGTCAAAATTTCTATCCAAATATGTATTTTACAGGATTACTAACAGGATATATATTTGAGCAAGTACTTGCAACTGGATATATGCTGGAGAATTATTCAGATATTATAACAGGAAATGTATCAGGAATAGTTGGATATAGAACATTCAATCAAGAATCTGGAAGAATATGGAATATTTTAGTATCAGATGATAATATATCCTATTTAGCTCTTAATAGTCCAAATAGGAAATCTCTAACAGGAATTAGATTTACTGGAGATTTTATAGATGATCCTACAGTTAATAGTTATAATGTAAGAATAGGATACAATAACCAAGGATTTTTAGAAAAAGATGTTGCTCAATTAAAAATTGGATTAAATGATGTTATTTATAAATATATTGATATAACTGGTAATAGTATTTAATTTATATGGCTACTACTAATTTTAGCGGTAATTGGACAATAGGAGGAGGATCAAATTATTGTCAGTGCTCTTGGTTTAAACCTGAAGTAACTGTAAGTGGATCAGAAACAAGTTCGACTGTTTATGTGAAAATTTTACCAGGAGTTATATATAGATCTTTAAATCCTAAAGATTTTATGACTTGGACAGGATACATGGATCAAAATACAATAGACTTTTTGAATAGTTCAGGAATATTAAAAAATTTTTCAATCAGTGGTTTAATGGAAGATAAACAATTAAAAGAAGATGATATTATTTATTTGAATGTTAATATTAATAAAAACGCAAGGGATCCAAGTAGCGCCGAAATAATTGTTACAGGAAAATGTTGGTCAGGCTTTCCAGAACCTTTTACTTTTTATCCTTCTTTAGATGTTTCTGATGACGGAAAAGTAAATAAAATAGAGAAAAATATGCAAAAAAGTGCAATATTTCCTATAGCGTATTTAACAGCAAATGGCAAACAAGAAGGAGAATCAATAGATTTTGGGACTAAAGAGGTTCCAAAACAAAGATATTTAGTAAGGACTTTGTGCCATAATATATTAATGCAAAAATTTAATTACGATGGAAATAGTGTTACTTATGGAGTAAAAGCTCCAATCCAAAGACCATTTTTTAATTTTGTATATGAAAGCGGAACAAATAGCGGTTTATTTACTCCATAATATAATATGTTTTTTAAAGCACTAAGCACTTACACTCAGGGAGGATGTTGTGATTCAGATTGGTTTAAGCCAGATGTTATTTTTTCTGGGCAAGATTATTATGTAAATATTAATCCTGGGGTAATTTATAAATCTTTTAATTTAAAAGATATGATGGTTTGGACTGGAATAATTCCTCCAAGTGGAGTAAGTCAATTACAATCAAGCGAAGGAACAATAAGCGGACATGCTATAAATAATCTTCTAGAAAATATAAAAATAAAACCCTATGATGTTATTTATTTAAAAATTGGCATAGGACCAAATCTTTTTGCTACTGGAGCAGAAGTATTAGCTGGTAATTATAAAGATAGCTCTCCTTGGAGTGGATACCCTGAACCATTTATATATAGTCCTCCACTTAAGGTTGATCCAGATACATATATTCCGATTGGAGACTATTTAAATAGAAGACCAACTCATTGTATGGTTCCAATAGCGTATTTGACTAACGATTTAACTCAAAACGGAGAATCTGTTAATTTTAACGCTGGTCAAGATCAACAAGTTTTAGTTAGAGTTTTATGCAACAATTTAATGATGCATAATTTTATCTATGATGGACAATTTGTGTCTTATCCTTTAGAAACTACTATAGGTCCATTTTTTAATTCTTATAAAGTATCTGGCATGAATTTAAACGCAGGATCATTTTGTGATTGTGATTGGTTTAGACCAAATGTTGTTGTTTCTGGACAAGACAATTACGTTAATGTTGAACCTGGAGTTGTTTATAGATCTTTTAATTTAAAAGATATGATGGTTTGGACTGGGTTCATTTCTGATGATATGAAAAGTAAAGTAGAGGCCACAGAAGGATCTATAAGTGGGCATGCTATAAATAACCTTCTTCAAAATATAAGAATAAACCCTAATGATATAGTTTATTTAAAAGTTTCGGTAAATCCTAATTTATATCCTACTGGAGCAGAAATATTAAGTAGCGCTTCCTGGCCTGGATATCCTGATCCATTTATATACAATCCCCCTTTAATCATAGACCAATCTGCTGGAATCGATACAGGAAACTATTCTTATAGAAGACAAACTTCTGCGATTATACCAATAGCATATTTGACTGATGATTTAAATCAAGAAGGAGAATCTGTTAGTTTTAATGCTGGTAAAAAACAACAAGTTTTAGTTAGGGTTTTGTGTAATAATTTAATGATGCATACTTTCTTGTATGACGGACAGCCTGTAGCTTATCCTTTAGAAGCTCCAATTGGCCCAATGTTTAACAAAATATAATGAGTAAATCAATCATATCTTCTGTTTGGAATAATAGTTGCGGAACAAAAAATACAAAAAATTATAGCAAGAGTTCTGCTTTTGGGAATATTCCAATTAATAATTCTTATATGTATTTTAAAAATGGATCCTATAAAAAAAGTTTAAATGGAGATTTAATTCCACCTGAATTAAAAGAATCTATAGATAAAGAATCAAAAAGAGTAGAAGCTACAAGATATGGCCCACTCAGTTTACGTCCATTATCTTTTAGCGAACAGCAATTTTCAGATTATTATTATAATTCTGAAGATTTTAATTTTTTAGCGGGTTCTATACCAATTGGATTTCTTGACGTATTTATTGTAGCTCTTTTTTTTGGTATACCTACAGGCAATATGATGGGTTTATTAATAGCTATGCAAGTTAAACTTATGCTAGAAGCTGCATTTTTCTCTAGTTTTTATAGTTTTGTCGGAGCTAAAATACCAAAAATAGGAACAAGCCGTATGTATGCTTATAAAAGAGATGGTGAAATGATTAATAGAAATAATTTAGCCGCAGATGGAGTTAATTTATTTAAGAAAAAAATTATTAATTTAAGTACGTTTGATGAATTTATTAAAAATTTAGGCCAAGCTGATTTAGATTCAGCAATGAGTAAATCAGAATTATTAGGTGGATCTGGTTTTAGCACAGATATAATAAGAAAATCTTTTGACACTAAAGGTTCCGACGCTGCAAATTTTATAAAGTATATAAATAATCTCAAAGCAAACCTAAATAAAAAATATAGTACTAATATGAATAAATGGTCAATCAAGCCTACAGCAACTTACAAAAGTAATGAGGAAAACCTTTTGGAATCTATGAAAAAAAACTATTTAACTGGAGTTGGTATTGGATGGAGCGCTAAAAGTTCTCTATCTATAGATATAGATTTTACAGATTATATTGTAGCTAAAAGAGATCTTGGCCTAAGTTTCTTAACAAGGCCTTTAAGAAAAGATTTGGCAAATCCTTCAAAAGAGAAATCTATTTTTGGTCCATATATTTGCAGATCAAGATCCAGTTGGCTAATATATCCAAGAATATATATATCTTGTCCAAGTTGGAGTACTTGGAAGCCTTTAAATATTATGGGCAATGAGTATAAAGGGGGACTATATTTATTTGGCGGAGTTGTGCCAGTAGTAAATTTAGGTGAATTTCCATTTAAAATGTTAGTAATTCTTCTTGCATCAGCTGGAGTTTTTTTCCCATTAGCTATTGGAACAGGTGGATATAGCTCCGAAGCACTTACTCTGCCAGTGAGTCCGCCTAAGAATTTTCCATTAGGTTAAAGTGTAAGTTTTAACTATTTTTTAATTTTTTTAATTCTTTCTATCAGCTCAAATATTTTTGTCTTTGGTATATCTGTTATATTATTAATACCTTCTGCATTCTCAAAATTCTCTTTAATCAATTTATTTTTTAAAGCATCTAAAGATAGACTTTTCTCTTTCATTATCTTCTCTAATAGAGCATGAGGAGAAGTAGGATTTTCTACTACTACAGTGTCTTCGATTAATTTCGCGTCTCCAAGTTCTTCTTGAGACACAATATTGATTTTCAGAAAGTTCCTCACGCATCTTACGAAAGCTCTATTTTCTGCAATTGCAGCCAAGAAAAACCTTGCAAAACTTTTCGTATTCTGCATTGATGCATCTGCCAAAGCCTCAAAGGTGACTACTCTTCCTTGAGTTTCATAATTTGGTATCCAAGTTATTTTGCAACTTGTAGCGAAATAATTTTCTGATGCAGCTACAACTTTATAAGATACATCTGTGTATCCTCTTATTTGAGCTAACTCTTTAATTCCACCCAAAAGGATTAATAGATCTTTATCTTCTAATTTAGATACATCTGTTTCTTGAGTTCTTTGTCTATTTGGAACAAGATATTGGTGCTTTACCATACCTCTCCAATTTATTTGGCCATCATCATTGAATATATAATTTATTTCTTGATCTTCTAGAAGACCATAAATGTTTCTTGTAACAGTTTTAGGAGGGCAATTCTTGCAAGGGTTTGATGAGTCTTGATTAAGGATCTCTATATTTGGTCCAATTACTGTTGTAGAAGTTTTATTATCCATTTAACGATATTAAACTACTTTTATTAACTTGTCAAGTCCATTGTGAATATATAAAATTTGTCTGGATTTTCTCTTAGAATATTAAAATCATAAAACTCTTGAATGTTTTCATTAAAAGATGATATTGGTTTTTGGTCGAAAAATGCTTTTTCACTCAAATAAATATCCCCTTTGCTTAATATAAAGGTATTACTTTTATAAAAAAGTGGCGTTTTTACGTTCTTCAGCTTCTCTTCAAGTTCAGGAAAACTTGTCTTCAGCTTCAAAATAGCTCCATAATCAATAAATTTTATTTTATATTTATTTAAATCTTTATCATCTAAATAAGAGAATATTTGATATTTTATATTTAATTTTTTAATTTCTTTTACAAAGTCTAAATTCTCATCATCTTGTACAAATACATTTATTCCAACAATATTATCTTTATTTTCTTTTAATATATTTAAATCTATTTTTTGATTACAGTTTATAACTGTTTTTAATATTTTACTTTGGTTATATAAATTCTCTTCATTATGTGCTATATCCATTCTATATACTACATTTTGTGTAAACTCAGGAGAGACAACATGATCTGGTATTACATTAAATCCTTTTGTGTTATAAAATTGTCCAATATTGAGTGTTTTGTAAATTTCTAAATTGTTTTTTATATTTAAAAACTTTAATATTTCTTTGGCTATCTCTTCTGGGTTTATGAAGTTTATTGACTTAGGAGATTCAAAAGCAGAAAATGTTGGTTTATTTCCGTTTCTATGGGACTCAATAATAGAGTAGTCATCTTTTCTACTCCAATAGGGATAAAAATTAGATGTGTACAAAACTGTTGATACGCATACTATTTTCTTTTGAAAATGGGAAGCGAAATGTAAACTCATTGTATCGTTACCAAAATATAATTCTGAATTTTGCAATAAATAAGCCATTTGTCTTTTAGTCGAACCAAGTGCTGGATAGCAACCCTTGACTAATCTTTCTTTTGGTCCACCTATTTGTACTATTTTAATATTTTTTTGCTCCAAATGAGGTCGAATTAAATCAACTACCTCATCGAAGTAATCATAATTTTTAGAATCCATACCACTACCTGCATGAAGGCATATGTATTTTCCTTGAAAATTTAAAGGATAAAATTCTGGAGATATAAAAGGTTTACCAATTTTTACTCCACAATTTACTGCGTACTGCTCTAGTATGTGCATATATTAATTATATTTTTCGTAGCTCTTTTGTTCTACTATATTTGAGTTGTACCATGAATTAATTTGATTCTTTATATTAAACCTTTCGTCATTGGTGAAGTAAACGGCTCTAGCCAATTCAATAAATTCTTGGTCAAACTCTTTTTTTCTTTCCTTCTCTCTGATATCGTCTTCTATTTTCCACAATTTCAAATTGACTTCTTTTATTTTATCTAACCATTTTTCATAAAGATTTAGTTTTTGAGCCTCTTTAAGAAGGGTATGTTTTTCTCTGGTTATATGATCTAATTTAACTTGATCTTTTATTTTTTCAGATTTTATTTCAAGTATAGAAATTTTATCTATTAATTCTCCAGCAGATATTTCAGAATACAAATTCATGTTTCAAAAAGCTTTAATATCAAAAGCTAATTTATCTTTTCCATTATGAAGATAATTTAAAATCTTTTGTGTGCCTATATATGGCAAAAATGTGATATCAAAATACCCTTTATGGTTTCCTTGCCCTTCCGACCAAATTAAATTATCCATTACAGGATTATACTCTATGATTTTATGAAGATATTCATTGCCATCTAAAATCTCCATATACTCTTTTTTTGTCGCAAAATATAAATTATAATCTGGATAAGTTTCTTTAATAGAAGGAAATAATGATGTACACCAGAAGACGTCACCAGCACTTTGAGGCATTACTAATAAAATTCTTTTGCCTTCATCGTCTGGATCTAAAAGGTGATCAAATAATACTTTTTCATTTTCTTGATTCTCTTTTATTGCCATTTGTCTAAAGTATTTTTCTATGTCATTTCTATTAGCGCCTTTGCTTAATTGATCCATCCAATATTTGAAACCTTCATCATTTTCGTTTACATCTTTCATTTTTAGAATGTTATGATACATGTAAATAATCCAATCACTATTAGATTCTATTTTTGGAATCACATGAGTTGGGTCTCTTTTTTCTTCTTTTAATGAAAAATCGTATTCTGTAAAAGGAGCATTGTCAATAAAGTCTTCTAAATCTTTTCCGATCTTTTCTATGGAATAATTATCTATGGTCCAATCTCTAGCTTTTTTACCCATTTCATCTCTTTTTTGCTTAGTCATATTATAGACTTTATTTAATTGTTTAGCTATAGAATTTGGTTTAGTTGAAGCCTTTCTAAATTCTGTTCCATGCTCTCTATATTCAGACCACTCCAATGGAAGAGAAGCGGCTTCGTTGTCGCACAACTCTTCTCCGCATGAATAATTTGTTACCAAAGTTATTAACTCGGTTAGTTTTGCTTCTTGTATTGGTATTTCTTGCCCACCACTCGTAAAAGGATGACAATAAACGTCCATCAAATTATAAACTTCATTAAGTTGCTCTTCTGTTACGCCTAGTCCTACGTTTGTAGTTATTTGAGCTTTTTCGGTTCCACAAAATTTACAATTTAAATCTTGTCCTTGAAAATTTTTAATTTCATAATCACCACAATTTTTACATACATAGGTAGTCAAAATCTCTCTTTTATCAACATTATATTCATCCGCTAGCTTATAAATATTCCATCCTTCGCCCCAATGAGTATGTAATAATAGAAAAGAATTTTTAATACTTGGATTAGATCTTTTCCATAAAGCGTATCCTTCTAGCAAATTAGGCACACTTTTTCTTAATTGATTTCTAAAAACAAATCCTACTATAAATGCGTCTTCAGGTATATTGAATTTTGATCTTAAATTTCGTTTGTTTTCATTACTTAATTTAAAAAAACTTTTAGTCTCTAATGGTCCATGAACAGTTTTAACGTCCTTAAATCCCATGTCATGCAAAGCATCTGTTGCGAATTTACTCCAAATCCAATAATTTTTAACTTTTTTTGCAGCTTCTACAGCAGTAGGCAAAATTGGTAGTGAATCTAACGTCGTCCACAGAACAGACGTTATCTTTTTAAACCATTTTTTATTAACAGCAAAGTCTATTCCCCATATGTCTTGAACAGCAATATAAATGTCTGGTTTTTCGTCTTGTATTACTTTATCTAAATAATACGAACCATAGCTAGCTAGTCTGGCTAGATTTGGGTCTTTATTTATTTCCTGGATTTCCATTTGATTATTCGGCAAAGAGCCAATTGTTTTCCAAGGAGTCTTTTCGAATTCTGGATGATTATATGGGAGACCGCAAGAATAATGAGTTATGTCATATTTTCCAGTAGAATACAAATAAGAAAGCAGGGTTTTTGCTGCTCTTCCAAAACCTGTTTTGGCTAAACTAAAATCGGATTGATATACTAATTTCTTTTTTTTCGACATTTATTTTACCAAAGATCGGATTCTTCAGCAACAGCATCTGGTTCATTTTCTTTATAATTATTTTTATTATTTTTAATCTTTTTGATTGCTTCTATCCTTTGGGATTCAAAAACTGTATTTAAAGAATATTCTAGAAATTGTTTTAAAAGCCTTGATTCATTAAAATAAAAGCCTATTAAATAACTTTGTTTATTTTCACTATTTTGTTTATCAGTTTTATTAACTATATAAGAGAAACCAACCTGTTTATTATCTCTAATATAAGGGGATAATTTAATTTGTGTAGATTGTTTTTCTGAGGTATGATAAGCTGAAAATTCTGTATTTCTTTCTAGAGCATCCAAAAGACCAGCTGTTTCGGTAAGTGTGAATTTGATTTTTACACTTTTATTTGGATTATTTTGATTTTCCAAAAATGATCCTATTTTTTTAGATTCATTCCATGAGCTTTGCTTAATTAAGGAGCTCCATATAGAGCAATCTCTTGGATTAACAGAAAAGCTACAAGCTGTACCAGTGTTTTTACTATTAGGTTTATAAAATGCTAACATATTTAGATAATATAATTAATTTGAATTTTTGTCAAGTTTATTATTTGATTTTTAATTCACTTAATTTCATATATATTCTTTGGTCTTGTATTGCTATAATTTCTCCAAATACAGCATCTTCCTTTTTAGTACCTTTTACTATGACTATATTCTTTTCTTCGTAATTCTTATTGTTGTTTAAAGATTTATTACTTTCAATAAAATCATTAAATAAAAGAGTATCAATAGTATCTGTTTCATCAGTAATTGATACTCTACAAAATTTAGTCTTTCTCTCGTTTTTAGCTATTCCATTATATACATCAACTATTTCTCCAACAAAAAACACTTTTGAGCCAGCTGGAGTATCCCAAATCTCTTCCACGGTTTGAAGATTTTGTCTTTTATCATGGAAAATATCTTTTAAAGTTTTTTCATAAGTATACCCTAATAATCTTCTTTCGTAATACCAATTAGCGAAACTTTCGCTTTTACTATTTTGGTTATATATATTTAGGTATGGATCATACTTCTTTTTAATAGTCTCTAATCTAGAGTCCTTTATTACTACCTTATTTTTTTCATCAGTAAACTTGTTTAAATGTTTTATAATTTTAATTAAATCATATTCAAATCTTTCACCAAAAGAAATACAGAACTTCTTTTCTTTTGCATTTAAAATATTCCATAATTGAGCCTCTAGAACAATCTTACTTCTTGATTGCTTGAATCCAGTCAAAGCACCTGCTTGAATTAAAGAGCAAAGAACTCCAATATTTAAATCTGCCTCTTCAGCAGCTTGAAAGATTTCAAATTTATTAGAGTATCTATTTCTAAAGCTGTTCAACTTTTCAATTGATTTATCAGAAATCCCTTTAACAGATAGTAATCCAAATCTAATATCATTTCCTTCAATAGAAAAATCCATATCAGATTTTATAATGTGTGGGCGCAACAACTTGATATTGAAGGCGCTCATTTCTTTTTGAATTTTTGAAATCTCTCCTATTGAATCTGGTTCGTGCCTAGTCATTTTTAATAGAGACAAGAAAAATTCTTTTGGATAATTAAATTTTAAATACACAGTACAAGCAGCCAAAGCCGCATAAGCAATTGAATGAGATTTATTAAACGAATAATTCGCTGAGTCTTCTAAAATTTTCCATAAAATATCTCCTACTTCTTTTGGCAAGTTATTTTCTTTAATCTTATTTTCGATTTTCTTTTTCCAAGTTTTGATCTCTTCAGTTTTCTTCTTGCCTACAATTCTTCTTAAGATTTCCGCTTCATCTAGAGTAAAACCAATTTTATTTGCCATTTGCATCAATTGTTCTTGATACAAAGCAACTCCACCTGTTTGTTTTAAAATATCATCGAAGAATGGATGTATACCTTCGTATTGCTGAGTATTAGTATAACGAGCATACGTTTCTGCGAATTGTAAAGCCCCAGGTCTAGCCAAAGCCAAAACAGCACTTAATTCTTCTAGATTTTTTGGTTTTACTTGTTTGCAGACTCTAAAATTTGTATCAGCTTCAATTTGAAATAATCCGTGTGGGGTTTTAAGCTCTTGCAAAGATCTGTATATTGACAAATCATTTAAATCTATATCAGTTATTTTTACGCCTATCTGCTTGCAAACGTCATCAACAACAGAAACGCTTCTCAAGCCTAATATATCTAATTTGATATTGAATAAAGAAACCCAATTCATATCGAAAGATGATACAGGTTCTTTGTCGCTAGAAAATTCAGTCGGGCAAGATTCCTCTAACTTATTATAAGACAACAAAACTCCAGAAGGGTGAACACCCTTATTCTTAATAAGGTTTCTTAACTTAAGAGCAGTTCCATAAATTTCTTTATTCTCATCGCACCATTTTTTAAACTTGGGTACATCTTCATAAGCTTCTTGAATATCTTTGACTTGACCATAAACTTTAGGTATTAGGGCTGATATCTCAGTCATTTCTTGGTCTGATTTTTCTCCAATTATTTTCCCGCACTCTTTCATCAAAAGCCTTCCACTTAAACTATTAAGAGTTAAAATCTTACTTGTTTTTCCTTTGAATTTTTCCTCTAAATGTTGTAGAACCTTTTGTCTATTATAATAACATATATCTAAATCTACGTCGCACATTAATGTACCATCCAAGTACATTACCCCATCGACTTCTTGCTTTTTAGCTCTAATCTTGGATATAAATCTTTCGAAATAAAGGTTATATTTTAAGCTGTCTATTCTTGTCACGCCTATTAAAAATAAAATTAATGAACCCGCAGCAGACCCTCTGCCAAGACCAACTGGTATATTATTCTCTTTGCAATAGTTGATAACGTGCCAAACCAGTAATATATAATCAATAAATCCAAGCTCTTTAATTGTGTCTAACTCATGTTTGATTCTACTAATATAATTATGGTATTCTTTAGAATCATTTTTTAGATTTAAGTTTTTTAAACCTTTTAATGTTAAAGCTCGAAGAAAATCATAATTCGAAGAATCTTCGCTTATATTTAATTCGTGCTTGTACTTATTGTCTATATGAAACTCAGGGAGCCTTACACCATGAAGGGGTAAGTTTACTTGAGAGAAGTTCTCTTCGAATTTTTTTGAGTTAATTAAAGTCTCCATTTTCTTTCTTTCTATCTATTTCCTCGCTAAAGGTTTTTAATCCTTTAGAAAGTATTTTCAAGGAATCTTCATTTTTTAGATTAAAAAATACATCTGCCTTTCCTTGCTTTTTTCCTTTTTGTATAGTTATAAGCATGTATTCTGCATCAGCTTTGTCTAATACATCTAGCGCGTCATAAATGTCATCTAGTGAAGCCATATTATAAGTCTACCTGCCATTTCAATTTATTCCATATTTTTAAATTTAAGTCAAGATCATTTAATGCGTCATGAAGCTTTTCGTAATCATGATCTATCGCAGATTCTTTTCCTAAAAATGTAAGAGAACTTTTTACGTCTTTTCTTCTGGTATGATAAATTTTGTATTGATATTCTAAGAAATTATCTGATCTTTTGTATGGTAAGTTGTATTTAATACCTCTGGCGACACAATTTGTATCTATTATTTTTTCGGTCAAATGCTCCCAATGACATCCCATTTTTTTATAAAGCTCTTTTATTAAATATAAATCAAAACCCAATATATTATGCCCCACAATATAATCGGTATGATCTAACCAATCTTTAATTGTTGGAAATATCTCTTCTATTTTTACTCCTAATTTTTTAACTTTATTATGATCGTATCTGGTGATTCTTGCAGCGTCATCACTTATTCTTAAAGCAGTATCCCAATTTATATAATAGTTTTTACTGTCCATTTTTGTGTCGCCTTTTACTTTAAGCATTCCAATCTGCCAAGGTAAATTATGGCAAAAATTTAAACATAGATTAAAAGTTTCAAAGTCTATAAAAATAAAGCTTTTATTTTTATCGTATCTTAAAAGATGTTCATCCATTTTTGATTTTCTCCATCCAGCTTTCAAAGCAAAAAGTATCACTTGTCATATGCTCTATTTCTGGTTTATTTAAAGTTGTTCTGACATTTATGCATCTAAAAGTTAAATAAGCTTTAAAGTCAGATTTTGTTTTATAAAATACGCTTTTTACGTTCATTGTATCGTTTTTATTTTTATCACAATAATCTAATACTTTTGATTTTATTAAAGAATCAAAAGGGATGCCATTGTCTTCTATAAAGAAAGTCGGTGAACAGAAATCGAGTTGGGGTGTGCACAGCGAATTTCTTAATAAATTATTAAAAATAAATGAATCATAAAATGGCACGCATAAAAGTAAGTCTTTATTATCCCATAATGATTTCAAGGTTTTGTAGTCTATTCTTGGTTCGTAATAGAAACCGTTTTTTGCAGCTATACTAAATATTTTAATTAATTTTCTGTAGCCTTCATTATTTTTAAAAAATATAATAAATTTACAATTTTTGACTCTACTCTCATCGCTTTTATCTTCCATATTATCTGTGACAGTAATTCTTAATCCATATCTTAAATTTATATTATTCTTTTTAGTATTAGTATAAGCTTGTAGAAAAGAGGACATATTATCCTCTACAAGATAAAGGCTTTTTAAGTTATTTTCTTTTATTATATTAATAATTGAATCTGGATAAGTATTATTATGGTCTTCATCCTCAAGAGTAAGTATAGACCTTCCTATACTATAGTGAGATTTAAATAAAGGAATAATATCCATAACCTTATTATAATTATAATATATATCTTGTCAATCTAAAAATTCGTCTTTAATAATTGTGTTAGGTGTGTCTGGACTTCGTTTCCACTTTGGGCAACCTTCATAAGATCTTTTCTCTATTACAAACCCTTTTGTTTCTTTAAAATTTCCATCAAAATTAGATTCAATCACTTCTCCTTCTGTGTTTAATTTTACATAATACTCATATGAATCCTTGTATGGGCATTTCCATCCACCAATTTGACACATCCATTTATTCTTTTCGTTATCCGCAGCAAAATTTGCTTGAGCAGTATCTTCATCAAAATTATTTATATAATTGTTTATATGCTCTAAATAATATTCAAAACCTTTAATTTGTTCTTCTGTAAAAGAAAGCTGTTGTATTGGTTGTTTTGGGAATCTTAAAAATAAAAATTTAACTATAGGTTTTAACTTTGGCCAAATTTTTAAACTAGCCAAACTATACATCATAGCTTGAATATTAGCTTCTAAGTCATCTCCTCTAAATTTATATTTAGAGCTTTTATAATCAACTATATGCATTTCTTTTTTCTTTTTAATTGGTTTATCTATAAAACCTTTAATATGATATTTTGGACTATCATTCTTTATCTCAAAAGGAAATTCAGGTTTTACTATTTTGCCTCCTTCTCCAAAAAAGTCATGCTTTAATCCAACCATAATCATTTGGTCTAATATTTCAAAATTAGAGGGATCTAGCCCAACTTTTGCTTTTAATTTCTTAACTAATCTTTCCATCGCTTTGCTTCCAGTGATAGAATTTTGTTTTATAATTTTATTGTAATGCTTCTTATGTTTTGGATTCAAAAGCAATTCAAAGACTGTATGACAAATAGTACCCCTCAAGGCTCCATCATTTTGAGTCTGTGGAACTTTAGTGTGATAATTATTCCAATAAACCCATGAACAGGTTTCTAAGGTTTTTATTCTTGAAGCTGATAGAACTTTCAAGTTTTAATTTTCCATTCTTTTATTTCTTCTATGGACATTTCTCCGAAATCTTTTTTAACAGGTAATTTTATTTTAATTTGATTCTTATCGAAATATCTCAAAAGTTTATTCACGGCTTTTTCAGAAGCATTATTTCCTGCGTTGTTTTTGCTTGAATCATTATTGAATGATATATAAATTTTATTTGGATCTATTTTTAGTAATACATTTAATATGGCAGTACTAATTTCTAAACCAAATGTTACAATAGTATTTTGTACACCAGCATCCCATAGGGATAAGCAATCTCCTATGCTTTCTATTATAAAAATTTCTTTTTCTTGTTTTAAGGTTTCTAGATTCAAGAACAAAGGATAGCACCAATTAGATTTATCCCCTAAATGCTTCCATTTAATTTTACTTTCATTCGTTACATCTCTTCCAGAAAATCCTATTATCTCTTGTTTATTATTAAAAATTGGGAATACATACCTATTCTTCATCTTTCCAGCTTTGGCTAATCCACCCTTAAAAAGATGCAAGGTTTCTTCATTCACATTTCTATTTATCCAATACTCGTGCTTTTTCTCAAGCTTTAAAAGAAGTTCTTTATCAAACGTCTTTTTCTCTTTTATTTTAGGTTGAATTTCTGATTGATAGTTTATAGTTGAATAGTTTTTGTCCTTAAGCCAACTTTTAGCTTGATCTTCTGTGTCAAGTTTTAAACTTTTTTTAATTAACGAGGGAAAGTCTCCACTTATATTTTCTTTAAAATCTACCCAAAATCCTGTATCCTTATATATCCTTAGCACAGTATCATTATCACTATCCCTATAAATAGGTTTAGTCCTATACTCTTTCCCACAATCTTTTAGGGAATATCCTATATTAGTTAATATTTGGTATATGCTATTTACGTTTTCTTCCATTCTAATGCCTCCGATATGATTGGAAATTTTTTCATAAAAATACTCTTGCATTCTTCCGCTATAAGCCTGTGTTCTTTTTGAGTATTTTCCTCTGTTCTCAATTCTATATAATGTATCCAAGACCTCAGTGTTCCTTTCATATACATAGTAGTCTGAGTAGTCAATGGTAGAATCATTCTGGCAACTTCTTTCGCTATTCCATTATCAATCATAGTTTGATAACAGTGCTCGCTTAAAGCTAAACTTTCTGAAATTAAATTTGTAATAGAATTATAAGCTGTGTCTTTTTTTGGCAATAAATTTTCTCCTACTTGTCTATTTTTATCACCCTGAAGTCTGAGTTCTATATCTTCATATTCTGTAGCTAAACTATATCTTAAACTAAATTCTTGAAACGAAAATGATCTGTGTCTTAAAATTTGAGCAGCTATCGCTCTGCTCGTTTTAATTTCTACTGTCATGTCTACCATTTCTAATGGTGACCAATGTTTGTGTTTGATTAAAAATTTTAAAAGTTTTGGTGCAGTTTCAGTATTCATTTGGTTTGACGGATTACTGACTCTAGCACAATAAGCGACAAGATCTTCTGAATTTAAAACTCCCTCTATATTAGCATCTGTTAATGATATTAATTTTACGTTCATAGGATTTCTCCATCATTTTGATTTCTATCATTAAGCTCATACTGCTCTCTTTGTCTTTGGGTTATAGTTAATAATGAGCCTCTTTCTTCTATTTTAAAATTGTGGACATTATAATTTAAATAATTCTGTGACCAGACTTGTTTACCGCTTGGGTCTAGTCTTCTTACTAAGTCTTGATGCCCCGCAGCTTCTTTACCTTGGAATCTTGTCTTTGTTGGTATTAATTTATGTGTTCCAAACTCTTGTCCATCCAAGGCTAATTCATCTAAAGTTTTCCTTCTAAAGATCGCTACAAAAGAAGCGAACCATTGTAATCTATCTGATAAAGCAATGACAGAGCTATCATCAACAACATTTGTAGATGAACGATTGAAATTCTCTCCTGTTCTATTTAGCTGCATAGCCGTGATAACTGGGCATTGTATTTCTTCGGATATTCTTTTTAATTTGTCAATTTTATCACCAATAGCTTGATGCTCTGCCCAGTTTTGGCCAACTTTTTCTCCAGTTAATTTTACATAATCATAAGCTATCAAAGCTTGATTTCCTCTACCAACTTTTGAAAGATACCATCTTCTGATTATCGAACAAATTTGGTCTATATTTTTACTGCCTACATGATAATGAAAATAATCATGAGCTTTTATATTCTCCCATGCAGCTCTTACTTTTGTTGTCATTTCTGGATTTTTTCTCCAATTACCAGTTTCTAAATACCACATAGGAACATCTGTCATAGATGATACCATTCTTAATTGAATATCTAAAGTTTGCATTTCTGTATCTAAAACTAAAGTCTTAGTTCTATTCTGTGGGATCTTGCTTGTATTAAAACACATATCATTTATCCAAGTAGATTTCCCTTGTCCAGGTCTACTTACGATTGCGTAAATGTTTCCATTTTTTAAACCTCCATATAATTTATTAAACTCTTGATATGGAGTTACTAGTCCGACTTCTTCTCTTGGAGAGTTTCCGATTTCTTCAATAATGTCTTCTATATTTTCAAATAAATTAATTGGCTCTTCATTTGATTCGTAAGAAGAGATTTTATTATTATAAATAGCATCTGCTTCGGATATTATTTTATCTATGGTCTCTTCTCCGTTTTTGGTTACGTATTGTTTTAATTTTTCTGCGGTTTGACCTATTTCTCTTCTTATTCTCAGTTTCATTAACTCTTTACAAGCATTCATTGTGGCTTCCTCTGTAATTTGAGAAAAGCTCAAGTTATCTATATAATCATAAATATTAATATCATCTTTAAATGAAATTCCAAGATTTTTAATTTTTTCAGCTAATAAAACTTTATCTATTTTCTCTCCCTTGTATTTAGTGTTTTTATATACAGCATATATGGTGGAATGGACTTCATGATAAAAGTCATCTTCAGATAAAAATACATCTATATCTGGAAATAAATTCTGATATTTTATAAGGCCGCTTAATACATGCCTCTCTATTTGAAGAGAATAAATCATGTATATAATAATAACTGTTTATATTTTAAAAGTCAAGTAAAGTATATATTAATCGTTATCTTCGTCTCGCTCTTCACTTTGATCGTATTTATCGTTTTCTTTATTTATAGCATCTGCTGTTGCATCCATATTCATTTGATCAACAGTACTTATCCATGAACCTACATAATATAAAAGGGCCATAGCATTCATTTGATTATCAAATTTGGTAAAAACTTGAGGATCACCTTTGGAGTTAAAATTAAATAAAATATATCCGCCGAAACTGCATTCGTCTAATTGCTTGAGTAGATTACTAGGAAAGGTGAATTTTTTTTTATTAGTCACTAAATCGTTTTACACTTAAATAATTAAAATTCCGCATTTTTCTTCTATATATTGTGGTGACAATTTTTTTAGGTCATTTTCGTACAATTCTAGAAATTTAAAATTATTCATTTCAAGCCATTTACTTTTTTGCACATCTCTTTTTATGCTTTGTAAGTATTTTAATCTTGAGTTGTCGTGAAAAAATTTGTTAAAGGATTCATGTTGATTACCTTGTATTTCAACCGCTATCTTTTTTGTAGCATTTAAAAAATCGACTTTAAGCATACTCCCATAAACTGGAAACTCTTCATATACTATATGATTCTTCCAATATATATGAAAAAATTGTTTAAATTGATATTGCAAATTACTTCTACTTTTTGTGTCCCAATTTACAAGGTTTTTTCTTACGTTTTTATTAACGAGTTTTCCGTTAATATTTAATAACCTCATGACGCTAGAGTATTGATGAATTTTGTGTAAAAATGGTCTACTATCTGTTTGTTCTCTTCTAGATATAAGCGAAGATTGTCAATTCCTTGGTGTTGTTTTTTTAACTCAATATTTTCTTTCTTAAGCTCTTCAATAATCTCATCGTTAAAAGTAACCCAAGCACCTTTGGCTGTAGCAAACTCCCAAGAAAGAATTTGATCAATTATTTCGTACTCTTTCCACACAGAAGAACCATTCTTTCTGCCATATTTAATTGGGTATTGAATTTTTGAATTAGTGGTTTCATTTGTAGACTTTTTAATAGTTATTTTTACGTTATGTCCTATTATTTTATTTTTAATAGAATCATATCTCTCATTAGGCTTTTCTAGAATAAGATCTTTATTAAATCTTGGTTCAAATTCCAAAATCCAATTAGCAAAATGCAACAATGCATTTCCACCAGTTGCAGTCGTTTGTCTAATATCCTTGTTTGCTGCGTAGGGATCAAGTTTAATATCTGATCGTACTTGACTAATAAAAATCGCCATATGACCGCGTTTAGAAAGAGCTAGAGAAATCTTCTTCATCAACATTGATGAGATGACCGCTCCTCCAGCGACTTTAGTTGCTTCCGTCATGCTTTTTTGAGAATCGCCCTTAGTCATTAATCCATCAACTGAATCAAGAATAAATATATATCTCTTATTCTCATCATTATTTTGAATAAGATCTTTCATTAGTTCTGAAATAGTTTCAAAAATATTAGACTCAAAAACAAAACATGTTCCATCCTCCCACTCATCTGGATTAGAAATAAATTTTATTCCAGATCTTTCCTTAACCTCTTTGCCAAGTCTTCCTTCGGCTTTGATTAGTAATGCTCTTGAATCTTTTATGTTATTTAAAAAGTTTTTTGCAACCTCTAAAGCTTCAGAAGTTTTCCCCCCTTCGTTCATGCCGATAAATCTATGTAATCCTGGGCATAGTCCTCCACTAGTTGCTATATCAAGATTTAAGCTACCAGTTGATACTTTATAATGTATTTCGTCTTCAAAATTATAATGGTCATCCTTGTTTTCTTTCAAGAAAGAGGCTAATCGACTCTTTGCAGATGGTCCAAGATTTTGATCTGTTACGTTTTCTTCTTTTGGTCTTCTTCCCATGATCTTATAAATTGTATGATATTCTTAGGTTTTTGGCAAGTCTTTTTATCTTCTCCAATTTTATTATCTAATATTGAATGCTTTTCTTTAGCTTGCTCTTTCATCCCTTGGACTTTATGCCCAATATTTAAAAAGGCTATGCCTTCTTCGGTAAGAAGCCAAGCTAAACTTGGCAATTTTACCTGTCTTAAATTATTCCAAAAGCTATAATCTTTATGTTTTTTTATTAATTTTTGAGCTATTTTTATTTCTCTTGCCCAATTAACATTATTCTGAAGATATTTTTTAACTATAAATTGACAGAGTTTATGATTTGTCATTATTAATAATAATACATATATTTAATTATAATGCAAGATAATTATCAAAAGTTTTTTTAATTGCTACACCTATTCCTAAATATGTACGATTTGTTCTTTTTATAACTTCATAATATTGATCAGTAAATTCATAAAAATTATAAATATCTTTATTTCTGTGTTTTAATTCGTTCCAGTATCTAATAACTCCAGGGCAAGCATCATTAGATATGTCGTGATAGACTTGAATATTACAATGCTCCCTTGTATTTTCTCCATCGCTTTTAACCCCTTCATAAGAGTGATCACCATCAATAAAAATTAAATCAAAAAAATTAGTTTTAATATAATTTTTAAAAATTTCAGAATTTGAATCTTCTTTTTTAAATTGGATAAATTTTCTTTTTTCTCTGTATTTTTGTATGTTTTCGCTTTCGTCTATTAAATCTAACGCTATAGATTTATCAAAATTAAAATTAAGTTTATGTATTAATTCTGAAGTTAATATGAATGTTCCTCCATGTCTACATCCAATCTCTAAATAAGAGTTTATCTTATGTGCGTGTTTTGACAAAAATGATAAATATTTTGAAAATTGGTTAGGATACTGCCAAATTTTTAACTCATGGCCTTTGCCGTAAAATTCACTTAGATGAGATGGCTGCTCATTCAGCGCTTCATTATTTAATCCTAAATCTATTAGGACCTTGTCTTCAAGGTTGTTTCTGTCTGATAAGTCTTTGCTGTTTAATGATTCTAGGTATTCTATAAAGTTATTCATTTAATTTCTCCATTTTATTTATTGCCGAACCTATTATTTGATGCATATCATAGTACTTATATTCAGCTAATCTTCCACCAAAAATTATATTACTTTTTTGATTTAAATCTTTATACTTGTTGTAAGTATAACTATTTTTTTCATCATTAATTGGATAGTATGGAATTTTATCTTTAGAGTATTCTTCTGGATACTCTTTTGTTATATATGTATAATTATGATCTCCAAATTCAAAGTGTTTATGCTCTACTATTCTTGTGAATGGTATATTGTCCTCCGTATAGTTTACAACTGCATTTCCTTGATAATCTTTTATTGAGTGTTTTTCTGTTTCAAATCTGAGAGATCTATATTCTAACTCTCCATATTTGTAATCATAAAATTCATCAATTTTCCCAGTGTAGACTATACGTTTAGATTTTGTATTCCAGTAGTCTCTTCTATTGAAATAGTTTTCATTTGTTAAAACGTCTATACCTTCTAACATATTTTCTATCATTTTAGTATATCCTCCAATAGGTATGCCTTGATGTACGTCGAAAAAATAATTATCATTAAAACTCAATCTTATTGGTAGTCTTTTAATTATTGAGCTATTTAATTCTTTGGGGTTTCTATTCCATTGCTTCTTGGTATAGCCATGAATAAAAGTATAATAAATTTCTTCACCAACTTGAGACAAAACCCATTCTTCTAAATTAGAGGGATTGTCTATTTTTATTTTAATTTCGTTCAATTTCTCTTCAGCTTCTTTTGGGGTATTGATCCCCCAAAGCTGATGAAATGTCATTAGATTTATAGGGAAAGAATATATTCTATTTTTATAATTTACTTTTGGTCTATTTATAAAATTATTAAATTTAGCGAATTTATTAACATAGTTCCATATTTCTGAATTATTAGTGTGAAAAATATGTGGGCCATATTTATGTATATTTATTTTCTCTACTTCTTCTGTAAAGCAGTTTCCACCAATATGATCTCTTGAATCAATCACTATACATTTATAGCCTTTAGCTTTAGCTCTATTTGCGAAAGTAGCTCCAAACAAACCACAACCTACAATTAAGAAATCGTAAATCATTCTATATTAAAGATTTTGGCCCAAGATCTCTCGTAGTAATGCCCTATCTCTGGATCTAATTGGTTTAGTTCAGGGTCATTTAGTAAATTTTGATAAAACTGTAAATCTCTGGTGTGGATAGAATCTTTAGAAATTGCAAATACAGCTTTTTGATACCATTTAAATGGTTGATCGTCATCTGATATATTGAAATTCTTTTTCCATTCATATAATGAATATTTAGATTTAGAAACTTTTTTACCTGCATGTTCATCAATCCTGAAATTCTTGTAACCACCAAATTTTTCAACCCATTCTGGATAAAAGTTTTTATTTAATGAAGCTCCATACTTTATTGCTTCGATATAATAATTAAATAATACTGATTCATTCATGCCATGATCTAGTATTGCTCCTTGAGTAAAAATATTTATCTTGTTAAGATTATTGTAATTTTGCACTATATGATATAAATAAGTCTGAGACTCTCTTCCTACATTATTTAATTTTTTTAAATTAAAATTTGTCATTAAATTATCTTGCCCTTTGTTATAAACAAAAACGTTATCGTAATTAGACTTTATCCAAGATATATCTTCATTGTATCTAGCTACTATTAAATCCGCGTTTGTAAAGTTCATAAATTTTGTATATCGTTTTCTACCATTTTTTTAATTAATTGTTCGAATGATATTTTTGGTTGCCAACAAAGCTCTTCTCTTGCTTTTGAAGAGTTGCCCAACAGTAATTCTACTTCTGCTGGTCTATAAAATTTAGGATTAACTTCAACTAATACTTTACCGTCATTAGAAATGTATTTTGCATTTTCATTTTCTCCTACCCAATTACCTTTTATACTAGCGATTTCAAAAGCTTTTTGAACGAATTCTTTTATAGTGTGAGTTTCGTTCGAAGAAAAAACGTATTCATTTGGATTTCCATTATAATTTTTATTATATATATCCTGATTAAGCATCATCCATACGCCTTCTATAAAATCTTCTGCGTCGCTCCAATCTCTTTTTGCGTTAATGTTTCCTAATTCCATTGGTGTAAAATCTTGATTATTTTTTATAGCATCATGAATTCTTGCAATATTTTTAGTTATTTTTCTTGTGACAAACTCTTCTCCTCTTCTTGGGCCTTCGTGATTAAATAACCATCCTTGAATAGCATAAAGACCATAGGAATCTCTATAAACTTTTATAAGCTGTCTCGAGGCTGCTTTACTAGCACCATATGGACTCCTTGGCCTAAGTGGATGGTTTTCGTCCTGTGGAGTATATAATACATTCCCAAATTCTTCGCTTGATCCAGCTTGATATAATCTGCAAGAAGGCTTATATAATCTAATTGCTTCTAATATGTCAAGAACGCTAGTTGAGTTTGTGGACCAAGTTTGTCTAGCGAAATCCCAACTACTTGCAACAAAACTTTGAGCCGCAAAATTTATAAAATAATCTGGTTGCAATTTTTCAACAGTTCTAGATATAGCGTGAGAATCATTTAGATCAAAATTTATCAAATGAAATCTATCTGAATTAATGTGCTTTACGTTTTTATGGTTATAAACACTTAATCTTCTTACTCCTCCAAATATTAAATAGTCTGTATTTTTTAATAAAAAATCTACCATAATGCTTCCGTCTTGACCCGTTACACCAGTGATCACTACTGTTTTTCTTTTATTGATTATTTTTGCAGCGTCTTCTATATTGAGTATATTTGCGGTATCTATTTTTTTACCATAATATGTTTCTTGAAAATTTTTCATTATTTAATAATTTGTTTTAATTGATCTAATTTTGAAATTTCATTACCAGTATTATTTACTCCATCTAATCCTACTGCGTGATATATAAAACTTCCATGATGATTAAATGCTATAGATGGAAATATAGCTGTTTTTTGAGCAACGTTTTTGTAATTAGTTCTTAATAATTGATGAAAAATGGGCTGATCGTCTATGGCTCCATTGTTTACTTCGCATATTCTTATTAACTCCTCCATTATAGAATTCATATAATTAGAAGATTTGCAAAAGAATACCCCAAAATTAAAATTAAAATATCTACATTCTGGTTGTTGATTAACGTAACATACTATAAATTCCGTTCCAATATCAGAGAAATTTATGAATCTTTTTAAGTCTAAATCAAAATCTACAAATACGGCATCTGCATCGAGATAAAAAATCCAATCATAATCTTCATTTTCTATTATAGATTTTAAAATATATGGCTTATTCCAGTAAACTCTTCTTTCGCTAGTTATATCCTTTGGTACAAAATCTCCTATATAGTCTTGATAATCGTAATTATACTTTTTACAGTATTCTATGTTTTTAGGTTTAGTAATATTAAGAGCATTTAAAAACCTATCATCTGAATGTTGTATTACTTTAATTCGCATATTTAAATTATAAAATAAAAATATTTTAAAGTCAAAATAATTTTTGACAAAAAGATAAATAGTTTATAGTATAGAGCATACATACCGCCCAATTAGCGGATAAGGTTTGTCGTACTCCAAAAAAAACGATAAGTCTTATTAGTTCGAAACGTGGGCAACGCTATAGGAGCTTGCGACCCAGATAACCACTAGTAATAGTGGGAGTGTAGGTGTAAGGGCTAACGCGCGATGGATGATTCTACCGACATCCGATAAGTGTTAGGGGCCGAAAGGCTTATAGACTCAATTGGGAAGTAGAACTAATAGGCTTTGCTAACTTTGTGAAAAACACAGGGAAAGCTCCGCTTTGAAGAACTCATTGGGAAGTTAATTTATATTAAGGTATTGATACACTTGATTGGTTAAGTTATATCTTTTGTTAATAACAAACAATAATTTTCTTTATTTAAGTATAAATATGATGTAACATACTATACTGTTTAAATAAGGGGAAATGATGACTAAAATTATAAATGTTAAAAAAAGAAATAATGTTTCAGAAAAATTTAATATAGAAAAAATTCACAAAATAATAAATTGGGCAATAGAAAACTTAAGTGGAGTAAGTCTTACTGATATTGAAATTAATGCTAAAATAAATATCCACGAAGGAATCACAACTAAAGAAATTCATAAATTATTAATTGAGAGTGCTGCTAATTTAATTTCTGTTGAAAAACCAAATTATCAATATGTAGCTAGCAGATTATTAAATTATCAATTACGTAAAGATGTTTGGAGAGGAAAACACGCACCACGACTTATAGAAGTAATCCAAAACGGGATAAAGAATAAAATTTATGATCCAATAATTTCTTCTAAGTACACAGAGGATGAGCTTAACAAGATTGGAGAATTTATAGATCATGATAGAGATTTTATTTTTACTTATGCTGGAATCAAACAGCTTTGTGATAAATATTTAATTAAAAATAGAACTACTAATGTTATTTATGAGACTCCACAATTTGCTTATATATTAATATCTGCTTATGCTTTTATGAATTATCCAATTGAAACTAGAATAAATTATATTAAAAAATTCTATGACGCTATTAGTAAGCATAAAATTAATCTTCCAACACCAGTAATGGCAGGAGTTCGCACTAGTAGTAAAAATTATGCTAGTTGCTGTTTAATTGGAGTAGATGATAGCAGAGAAAGCATTACAGCTAGTGCTACTGCTGTTAGTATGGCTACTGCTAATAGATGCGGTATTGGTATTGACGTTAGTAAGATAAGAGCAATTGGTTCTCCTATTAAAAATGGAGAAGTCGTTCATACTGGTCTTATACCTTTTCTTAAAATATATGAAAGTAGCGTAAAAGCTTGGCAACAAAATGGTCTTAGAGGAGGCAGTGCTACTTGTAATATTCAATGGTGGCATTACGAAATAGAAGATGTTGTAGTATTAAAAAATAATGCTGGTACTGATGATAATCGTGTTCGCAAATTAGATTATACGGTTGGTATGAGCAAATTGTTTTATGATAGAGTTCTAAAAGATGAAGAAATTACTTTGTTTAATAATTCGGAAGTACCAGAACTTTACGAAGCTTGGGGCACAAAAGATTTTGACAAACTCTATAAAGAGTGCGAAAGTAAAAAACTTAAAATTAAAAAGAAAATATCTGCTCGTAAATTATTCTCTCTCATTATTAAAGAAAGAGTCGAAACTGGAAGAATTTATATATTAAACATTGATCACGCTAATGATCATGGCGCTTGGCTAGATAAAGTGACAATGAGTAATTTATGTACTGAGGTCATACATCCTACTATTCCACTTAAAGATTACCATGACAAGGATGGAGAAATTGGCATGTGCATTCTTTCTGCTGTTAATATGTTAGAGATTAAAAACTGGCAAGATCTAGAAAAAACTTGTGATCTTATAGTTAGATTTCTTGATGAAGTTATTGAATTACAAGATTACTTTAATATTGCTGCTGAAAATTTTGCTAAAAAAAGAAGAAGTCTTGGCGTTGGTATAACTAATTTAGCCGCTTTTCTTGCGAAAAATGAATTAAAATATACATCTGATAAAGCTCTTTCAGTATTAGATGAATGGATGGAATATTTTCAATTTTATTTATTAAAATCAAGTCTTGAATTAGCTAAAGAAAAAGGTAAATGTGAAAAATTTGATAGAACTAAATACGCTAAAGGTATATTACCTATTGATACATACAAAGATAAAGTAGACGAACTATGCAAAAGAAAACTTTCTCTTGACTGGGATAAATTAAGAAAAGAAATTAAAGAGTTTGGTTTAAGGCATTCAACTCTATCTTCTTGTATGCCATGCGAAAGTAGTTCAGTTATTCAATCTTCTACAAATGGAGTAGAACCAATCAGAAGTCTCATAACTTATAAGATGAGTAAAATGGGTAAACTTCCAGTACTAGTTCCAGGCATAGGAAAATATGATGAAAATTATGAATTAGCATATGACTTTAAAGATAACATTGGGTTATTAAAGATTAATGCTATTATTCAAAAATATATTGACATGGCCATATCAACTAATGTATACTACAACTATAGCCATTATGAAAATAATATTCTTCCAGACGCAAAAGTTATGAAAGAAATTATATATGCATATAGTCTTGGATTAATTAGCCTTTATTATAATAATACAGATGATGGAGACAGAGAGCAATCCTTAGACGAGAAAGAGGATAAAGACTGTTCTTCTGGAGCATGTAAATTATAAATATGAATCAATCTCAAGAATTTTATCTCTTCTTCAAAGAGAGTTTAAATGTAGACTTAATAAATTCATTTAAATTAAGTGATAATGAATATAGAGCTGGTCAAGATAAAATAGTAGATAATTTTTTAAAATTTAAAACTAATGGTTTTTTTCTAGACGTAGGCGCTCACGATTATAGACATATAAGCAATTCTTTCTTCCTTGAGAAAGAAAGAGCCTGGAGTGGTGTCGCTGTTGAAATAGACCCATCTTTTAATCAAGGATGGGAAGTGCATAGAAAAAATACTTATTATATTAATCAAGATGCTTTAACTATAGATTATAAGAGCGTATTAGAAAAATATAACTCTCCTAAATTAATAGATTACTTATCAATAGATTTAGACCCTCCAGAACTAACCTTAAAAACACTTTATAAAATATTTGAATCAAATTTTAATTTTAACATAATATCTTTTGAGGTAGACTATTATAGAGACTCAGAAGTAAAAGATAAATCTAGAGAATTTTTAAATAATAATAATTATACCTTAGTAGCAGAACTTTACGGTGGAGAGAAATCAAATTTAATTCATGTAGACGACCTATGGTGTAATAATAACTATATACATAATATTTTATGAAAAGCGTTTTAAATATAAAAAATATAGACCACACAAAACAACCATTATTCCTTGGAGAAGATTTAAATCTTCAAAGATATGATAGATTCAAGTATCCAATATTTTTTGAGTTATTCAAAAAACAAAATGAAAATTTCTGGTGGCCCCATGAAATAGCTTTAGGAAAAGATCGTAGCGATTACAACAATCTAACAGATACAGAAAGATTTGTTTTTGATAGTAATTTAAGATTTCAAACTCTTGGGGATAGTATGCTTTCTAGAAGTATTCATTCTCTTAAAGATTATGTTACCAATCCAGAACTTGAGATTTGCATGAATACATGGGCTCAATTTGAAGGTATTCATAGTTATTCTTATTCTTATCTTTTAAATAATGTATATCCAGATGCGACTAAATTTTTTGATAGCATTATGGAAGACAAAGAAATTATAAGTCGTGCAGAATTAATTAGAAGTAACTTTGATAAAATTCTTGGAGATGATGACAAGAAAGATCCTAAACAAAAGATTTTTGACGCTATTCTTTCTATTAATGTAATGGAAGGTCTTGTGTTTTATGTCTCTTTTGCTTGCTCTTTCTATTTTGGATACCGTGGTAAAATGGAAGGTAATTCTAAGATTATTAAATTTATTCAAAGAGATGAAGCCTTGCATTTTGCAGTTAGTCAAAATTTACTTAAAATTTTAAGAGACGAAGATAAAGAAGGCTTTACAAGTATAGTAAAGAAAAATGAAGATAAAATCTACGCTTTCTATGAACAAGCCGCTAAGAATGAAAGTGAATGGTCTGAGTACCTCTTTAGTAATGGCAGTTTACTTGGATTAAATGCAGAGGTTTTAGATGGCTACTCTAAGTGGCTTTGCGATAGCAGACTAAGAAGTTTGGGGTACAAGAAGATATTTAACCAAAAAGATAACCCTATTGGTGGATGGCATGACAGCTATTTAGATAGTAGTAAGGTACAAGTTGCTCCCCAAGAAACAGAGATATCATCCTATAAGGTTGGTGCAAGAAAGACTGATATATCTGATGATGACTTTAATGATTTAAAACTATAATATTTATAAAAAATTCGTCTCTAATAGTGTAATTATTAGAGTATGGATAATCTTCAGTGGTTGCTTAATATATCATTTGGTATTGGAGCCTTTCTTTCTGGTTGGGTTTTTACTCGTATTTTTACTATGATGGATAGACAAGAAAAGCTTATAAAGGATATTAATGATAAAACTTTTCATGATTTTATAGCTTTAAGAAAAGAGATGGAAATTGAAGGCAGAAAACATCAACAAGAAATAGCTGACTTAGCTTTAAAAATATCTACAACTTATGTGACAAAAGAATCTTTTGATGATTATTTCGACAGAATTGAGTCTAAATTAGATAGAAATTTTGAGTCTATTCAAAATTTTCTAATTAATAAAAAAGATAAATAATTTGTGTAAAATATTGGAGTTAATTTATTTTTTTACTATCAGGATGCTTTTTACCTTTTCTCTTTTTGCTCCACTTCTTTTGATACTCAGTTTTTACTGGATCTACTCCTCCATATAACCTAGATCTTTTTTCACTCAACTCTCCGCTCATATCCCAAAGGTCGCCCATTGTGCCTTTTTTATTTTTTGTATATTCAAGAAAGTCTTGCTGTGTCGAGGTTGATTTTAATGTTCCATCAGTATTTAATTTTGGTGCAGTATATATTCTGTTCCATTTAACTCTATCTTTATCTATATATTCATGTTTATCATGAATGCTTTGAGTTAATTCTATAACTTTTTTAGTTTTAGGGTGTTGATAAATATATTGAGGCATTACTCTTTTAATATAGATGTTAAATTATCAAGAAACTTTTTAGAAGAAAACTCTTTTTGTAATTTAAGACCTTCTTCATTAACTGGATTATCTTTTACTTTTTGCTCTGCTTTTTCCATAGCTGAAATAAATTCATCTTCGTTAAAATCAAAAATACTTCCTTGATTAAAAGGAGAACCTTTTTGAAAGAAAATTTGATCATAGGCTTCAATTTTATTACTTGAATTTACAAGTACAGAATTATTTTTGTTAGCCCAACTTTTGTATCCATGTTCATTCATGATTACGCCATATTTCCCTAAAGCTACTGATTGAAATTCTGGTAATCCCCATCCTTCTCCACCGCTCATACCAATGATAATGTTTGAACTATTTAAATAGTCATTATACATTGCATTTTTTGGCATCCCACCAAGAAATGATATATTAAAATATTTTTCACCCCTTAGAATAGATAAAATAATTTTTTCTTGGTCTTCTTGTTTCATGAAAGGGTTAAAAATAGAGCATTGTAAAAAGTATTTGCTATTATTTCCGTATTTTTTAATCCAGGTTTTTATAATTTTTTCGTGATTTTTTCTTTTTTCTAATTTTCCACATAAATTAAATACGATTCTATCATCATTAAAATATTTTTTATTTGTTTGCTTGAAATTATAGTGATCAAAAGCTAAAGGAATATACTTAGCATTCTTGCATCCACGTTTATTAAATAAATCAACAGTGTCTTGTGAAGAGAATAATACCTGTTTTTGATTATTTGCGATATTAATTTCTTCTTCTGTTGGTGAATCTAGTTCGTAAAATGTTAGTAAGGTTTGATTGTTGGATAAACTCTCCATAGACCCGTTTAAGTGCCAAAGCTTAAATGAATCTATGGATCGTTTATGATCTTTTAGACTTCTGTTTAAATTAAGACTCAACCAATCAGCAAATTCTTTATCAATGTTCTCTTGGCTAGATAAATCTACTTGATTACCAATTAAGAAAATGTGTGAATCTATTTTTTTAGACTCATAAATCTCTCTTAATAGTAAAGTAGAAATTTGACCAAAACTTACTGAATTGATTGGTAAATTTAAACAAAGTTTCACAATAATGTGTCTTCTACTTCTTCTGCCTCTTCGATTACTTCTGCAACCTTAACTTTCGTAGGAGCAACCTTTTTAGATACAGTTGTTTTTACTGTTTCGGTAGCATTAATTGCAGATGTTTTATCCATGGGTTTAGATAGATAGATTCTGTAATCAGGAGCTTTCTCATTGTTGTTCTTATTCTTGTTAGAAAAAACAACGATTTTAAGCTCTTTTTCAATACCTAGTTCGTCTACTTTTACATAGCCTGATAGATACTTTTGATTTTGACCTTCTCTTTTCCAAAGAGCGCCAACATCTCTCTTAGCCCAATCATTTTGTTTAGTGTTATTATTATTTGTATTCATACTTGTATTTATCTTTCTGTTGTTTATTTTTTCTCCTTTTAAATAGTATCTTGAAATTGATTACTTTCTAATTTATTTTTAAGAAATTTTAAAGCCTTGTTATGTAAGTTAATTACAGTTTGAGTGCTTATTTTTAATTTCTTAGCAATCTTACTCCAAGATACAACTTTTTTATCCGAAAAATATCTCATTTTGAATATTTCTTCTATTCTTTTATCTTTAAATTGAGATAATATATTAAAAATGTATTCGTAATTGTCTTTATTTATTGATCTAGCAGTTTCTAAACATTGTTTTCGTTCTATGATATTTTTTATATTTTCATTATCCATAGATATCGAATTGTTGTTTTTATTCATTGAGTTAAGACAATGAAATCTCATTTGATTACCAACCCAAGTAGAAAATTTTATATTTTTTGAAGGATCAAAATTTAATATAGATTTATACATAACATAATCTTTTTCTTTAGCTACTTCATTTGGATCTAGACCCGTAGAAGATAAAGCGTTGTAATATTTTTTAATCATAGAAAAGCATACTCCACTATGCCTAGTTTCAAGCTCTTTCATAGCTTCGCTACAATTTTGGCATTTAACTTCTTCTATTAATTCAAGATCGTTTTTTTGGTTATAAAATAATTTGTTCATATATGTTTTTTAAAAAATTTAAATGGTTATAATACAAAGAATCAATATCATCCTCTGTTTCCCATATAAGTTTTAAATCTGCTTTCTCTTTTATTTTTGTATCGTTTTCTTTTTCTTCAAGATTAGCTGGCATAATTAAATTACCGTTCATATCTAATCTAGAAATATGCACTAAAATACCATTTCTACTTTTAAGCCAAAAAAATTCATCCTCTGGATACTCCATATATCTTACGTCAGTAACAATTGGAACAGTATCCTCTTTAACTAAATCTTCTATAGATAAGTCTAGCATATTAGTCCAGTGCTTACCTTTAGATAAGGTTCTTTTTACTTTACCATAAGCTACCATAATTGGTCTTATTAAAGTTTTTTCTTGTGATGATGCTTCTAATATATTAATATCAAATTTATCGCATATAAAATTTTTAAGATCATTTTTTAAATTATCAGCTAAAGCAAGTCTTTGGGATTTAATATTCTTGCTACTAAGATGTCTTGCTATTAAAGAGCATAATGTATCTTTACCAGATGTAGCTACGCCAGAAATTCCTATAATTTTCATTAAATTTTTTGATATTTTATGTTGTAAAATTTAAATATTTTTTTACAAGAGCAGTCTTTGTCATATTCTTCAGAGTATACCACATGTTTGATTCCATAGCAAGCTATTAAATTAGCACAATATCCACATGGCAAAAGAGTCACATATATAAAATGTGGATTATCATATCTAGAAATACATGACAAAGCGTTAACTTCTGCATGAATCATAAAACTTCTTCTAGCGTCTCTATTTATCCAAAATTTATTATGCACATTTTTACTTTGCATGAGACCATTGTATCCAGTAGACAATATTCTCCCATCTTCTCTCAAGACTACAGCGCCCACCTTTTTATGCGGATCTTCTGATGTTTTAGCTATTTCTTGGCCAATTTTTTTAGCCATTATTATGAATTTTTCTTTCATTAAAAATATTTGAAATATATTCTATTTTAAATATAATTTAATGTCAACATTTTTATGAAAATTTTAAATCAAATATCATTTATTATTATGCTATTATTAATATGGTTTAGAACTAATGCTTTTAGAGAATACATGTCGTTATTAAATATTAAAAAAATTACTAAAATAATCAATTTTGAAGAGTATAAGAAGACAAATCCTTCTATAGATTATTTGAGTTTTATAAAAATTAAATACCCTAATTTCTTTACCCAATTGATAACTTGTCCTTATTGTATTGGTTTCTGGATATCAGTTGGCTCTTGTTTATTGTTTAATGATATATTATATTTGCCATTTTATTATGTTTTTTCTATAATTCCTTATAGAGTAATGGAGAATTATTTATGAGCAATAAAACTATTTTAATTAATTCAATGAATGATTTATACGCCTTATTAGTCCAAAACCAAGATATAATCTATAAAGACCCTCAAATGTGCATTATTAAAGACTTTCTTGATATAGCTTATGGTGGATGTCCTTGTAAGAAGACTCAAAATGAATCTCAAGCCTTAGAAGTCTTGAGAGTATTAAATATTCATGGAGATTCAAATATTATTACAGAATTAAAAAATCACATTGGTACAGATAAAATTATAATTAATATTAATAACGAGCATTTATTTGATTTGTAGTGAACATTTATTTTTTTCAATGGATATCTGAACTTGGTGGGGCAGATACAAGATTAAAAGATTTAATTAAACTTCTTTGTAAGGATCATAATCTATACTCTATACCAAATGATAATTCCAGATTATCAGAAAATGATAATCTTAATTTTTTTAAAAAATATAACGTTAAATATTTAAGTTGGTCCGACCTTCCAAAAAAATTAGATGGAGTAGGAATAGCTTTTTGTAATTTTAGGTTATTTTCAGAAGATTGGAGAATCAAAAGAATTAAAGACTCTGGCTTGAAATTTATTTGGTCAAATGATATGATGTGGCACACAGATTATGAAATCCAATCCTTAAGAGATGGAATGATTGATGCGTATTTATACACTAGTGAATTTCATAAAGAAAAAATGCAAACAAAAGACTCAAGACTTTTAACCAAAGAGTTTATAATTCCTAATTATTTTGATGCAGATTCTTACGATTATTTTGATAGACCTAACAGGAATTTTTTTACTATAGGAAAACATAGCAGACCTGATGATGAAAAATTTTCAGATGATTTTCCTTTATTTTATGAGAATTTAAACTTAAAAAATCCTAGATATAGAGTCATGGGGGTTTCTGATAATTTCAAAAGAAGATTTGTATCCCATAATTTCAATGATCAGTGGGATTTGCTTGCGCCAAACCAAGAAAAAACTTCAAATTTTTTAAACTCATTAGATCTTTATGTTTATAATAGTTGCAATACGTTCATAGAAAACCAAAGTAGAGCAATTATAGAAGCCTCTTTAAACGGCTTACCGATTATCGCTCCAAATAAATATAATTTTCCTAAACAAATTATAGATAAAGAAACAGGTTTTCTTCATAATTCTTATGATGAATGTAAAACACACTGTAAAGAGCTTGAAGAAAATTATTCTTTAAGAAAAGAAATGGGTTTTAAAGGCAGTAAAATAACTAAAGAAATATGGTGCGATAAAGAAAGTCACATAAAAGATTGGCAAAGTATATTCTCATCTTTATGAAGATATGTTATTGGTCAATATCTTGGGGACAATATAGCTATATATTACAATCTTTATTAAAATCATTTAAAGATGTTGGAATGCAAGAAGATTTCCATGTTTTCTCAGATATTAAATTAAAATATGCAGAAAATCATAATCTTATACCTACGCTAAAATTAGATAGATTACAATTTTTTAAGTTTCATTACTTAAAAGAGATATCTAAATTAGATTATGATGTATTTGTTTTTATTGATGCTGATCATTTTTTTGTTAGAAAACCAGAAATAGAAATAAAAGACATTTTATCCGACGGTTCTTCTTGGCATTCTTTTTTAGAGAGTCCAATTAATTCTTACAAAACTCAAAGACAAGATTGGTGGGGAATTAAAAATCATGAACTAGAATTGTATTTTAAAGATTTAGGAGTTGTTAATCAAGAGATAAGAAATACTAATGGTGGGTTTTGGATATGTAAAAAGGATTTTATAAAAGAAGCTTTTGATTTAGCTTTTAAATGTCACAATTATTTAAAAAGCAAAAACCATATTGTGCCAGAAGAAGTATCAATAGGTTATATATCTCATATAGCCAGTAAAAATATAGAAAATAGATTTGCAGAAAAATATTTTAACTATTGGGCTTCTGATTGGACAAGTAATTTTAATAATAGTATCCCAAAAAATAGACCTTGGGAATGGGTTTCTTATATGACGATGGAGAAGTTTATCGTAAACCCTGCGATTATTCATGGAATGAGAAGCAAAAATTCACTTATTGAATACGGAAAAAAGGTCTTGACTAATTAATATATTAGTATTATCATTCTTACAATGCAAATAACTTTTAAAGAAGCTATTGGATACGATGATATCGCGCTTTTGCCTAATTTTTCAGACATAGTCTCAAGAAAAGAAGTCAGCACAAGAACTAAAATTTCTAAAAACAATTATATTGATATTCCAATAGTATTGTCACCAATGGATACAGTATCTTCTGTAAAGTCTTGTATTAAAGTCAATAAAATTGGCTGCGCTGGAGTTTTGCATAGGTTTATGTCTATCGAGGAACAATCTTTAAAAGCTAAAAAAATTAAAGATGAAAGCGGTAAATCAATATCTGCTATAGGTTTAAAAGATGCGGTAGAAAGAATCAAGGAATTATCTAGGTATACAGATCTATTCTTTTTAGATACAGCAAATGGTTTAGCGAAAAGTGTTGAAGACTTTTTAATATGGTACAAACAATCTGAATATAAACAAGATATTATTGTTGGAAACACGCTTACTAAGGCGAGTGTTCATAGGCTAGCTAATTTAAGAGCCGATGGATTCAGGCATCTTATTGGACCAGGAAGTATGTGTCTGACACAAATTAAAACTGGGATTGGATGCCCAAGCGTAACTGGTTTATCTTACGCTTGGACTGCTATAAGAAATTACCAATTAGCTAATTTAGATCACTTTAGACAAGAGAACCCAAAAGAAGAAAATAGACCAAGTATTCTTGCTGATGGTGGAATTAGAAATCCAAGAGATTTAGTTAAAGCTATTGCTAGTGGTGCGGATGGAGTAATTTGTGGAAGAATATTTGCTGGACTTAGCGATCTTGTCGATGAAGAAAATATTGTAGAAAAAGATGGTAAATTATTCGCGGTATATCGAGGAATGGCTAGTAAAGATGTTGTAGAAGATTACGAATTATATGATGGTAGCAAAAAGAATCTTTTTGTAGAAGGAGAAAAAACAATGATTCCCCTTGTAGAAAACAGATCAATTGAAGATGTAGTATATGATTTTGCTAACGGATTAAGAAGTGCTATGAGCTATCTTGGATTTAGAACAATAGAAGAAATGCGTGGAGGGTTATGGACTAATAAAATTATAGCAGTAAAAACTACCGCTAATAATATGTACGAAAGCTTTGCTCATGGAAAATAATAAAACAATAGTAGATTATATAATTATTTTTTTAAATTATTTTGAAAAGAAATCAATTTTTAAAATAGAAAACTATAGAGATTTATTGGGGGTTACAGAAAATGATCTAGACGAAGAAAAAGCTATGATTCTCTTAGCCCTACAGGAGATGGAAAAAAATTCTATAATAAGGCAAATTTCTACAAATAAGAAGAATCAAATATGGGCATTATACAAGCCCCTGTCTAATGTAAATCAAGAAATAGAGATTTCTTATTCTACTGCTAATAAAATAGCAGAAACAATAAATCATTTTTGTGAACTATTTAAAACCCAAACAGATTTTTGTGACCCTAAAATGATTCAAGAGAAAGATGTCAGGAATTTATTAATTATAATAAATTTTCTAAAAAATAAGAATCAAGAAGAAAAATAATGTTGACCAAACGTAATATATAGAATACAATATCTCTATGTTTAAAAATAATTTAAAACTAAATGTACTTAAAAAAATTGTTGGTAGAAAGATGGTAATCATAAAAGATCATATTAAGAAGAGTTACTACTATGGTATGATTGAATCTGTGGTAGATGAATATAATGTAAATGTAAGATCTCCTCTTGGAGAAATAGAGAAAATTTCTATTTTTGATTTAAGGTCTCCATCGAATGAATATCAATAAAGAAGAAAAGACAATAGAAGTTGAAGCTCAAGAGCTTCCTAATGGAGAAGTAGATTTTTCTTCAGTAAAACCATATACCTGTCCTTTTGTGGGTGGACCAATCCATAGAATAGCACCAAAAATTGGTAGAAATGAATATTGTTCTCTTGAAAACAAAAAGTTTAAAAATTGTTGCGGAAAAGATGGGAGAAATTTTTGTTATAAAATGTTGTCAAATTTCTTAGAAAAATCCTCAGAGTCATTTGCATCATCTAGTTCATCAAATGAATCAAATTGATTACGTAGACATTATTTTTGGCCTTCAATGGGGGGATGAAGGAAAAGGTAAAATTAGTAATGCTATTTCAAAAGACTATGATATAGTATGTAGATGGAATGGTGGACCAAATGCTGGACACACTGTATATATTAATGAAAAAAAATATAAAACCCATATTATTCCTTGTGGTATATTTCAAAATAAATTAAGCGTAATTGGTCCAAACTGTGTTGTTAATGTAGAAAAATTTTACGAAGAAATTGAATACCTAAAAAGAGAAGGGTTCAATACATCGTTAGTCAAGGTCAGCCCAAAAGCTCACATAATTACTGAAAGACATTTAATTTACGATAAACTTCATTTAAAAGAAATATTCGGAACTACTGGACAAGGAATTGCTCCAGCCTATTCTGATAAAATGTTAAGAGTTGGTAAATTAGCTAAAAATTATATTGATAAACAATATATTTGGGATGAAAAATTACATGGAAAGATTTTATGTGAAGGGGCTCAAAGTTTTTGGTTAGACATCAATTATGGTGATTATCCTTATGTTACTAGCAGCGAAACATTACCATATAGTGCTTGCTCTTTAGGTTTTAGTCCTAAAAAAATAAGAGATATAATTGGTGTAGCAAAAATTTATGACACAAAAAGTGGGGTAGATCCTTTATTCCCGAATTCATTATGGGAAGATAAAGACTTAGAGAATATTATAAATTTAGGAGTTGAATATGGATCTACAACTGGCAGAAAAAGGCTAGCTAATTGGTTGAGATTAAATCATTTAGTTAAAGCAATTAAAGTATCTGGAACAAATAAATTAATAATTAATAAATGTGATGTCTTAGAAAAGGTTGGTAAATTTAAAATTATTTTAGATAATAAAGAAGAAGGACCCAACTCAATAGACTTCAACTCTTTTCAAAATATGAAAGATTTTATAAAAAGCTACATATATCAAAACATAGAAGATTCTTTTGAAATAAAATTCTCTGGCGACAAAAGTAAAATTTAATTATTTTTAATTAAATTAATAAAATTCACCATTTCTTTTTTAGAGAAATCATTTTTCATTACATTAACGCAATAACATACAAATTCAACATTTCCTTTTGTATATCCTATATTAGGATCAATTCTATCAAGACTCGCTTTTATTGGAGTTTTTTTTATATCTTCGTCTCTACTTGTTCTGCTAATTTCCATTTTTATTCCTGTATAAGGGCAAATTCCACTTTGATTATCCCAAACTTCTTTTAAATATTCTGCATTTAAATCTGTTTTATAACCTTTTTGTTTGCTTCTTGATCTTGCTTTATTTGCGTGGTATTTAAATGGACTATATTGATCTAATCTATTATTTTGATATTTAATTAAATGAGAGTAATTTCCTTTGAATTTGTCTAAATGTTTAGCTTTAAAAAATAATCCAGAGCATTTTAAATTACAAAAAAATCCAACTGATTTCTTTTTTATCCTTCTGTCGTATTCAGCTTTTATTTTTTCAATTTCATTTCCACAATGTTTGCATTTTATTTTTACTTTTGTTATCATAATTATAATTACACAAAATTGGAGCTAGAGGGAATCGTTTTGGACTTGGACGCGGAAGGAGTTGAACCTTCGTGTTTTAAAAATCTAAAATAAAATACTACAAGTTTAGTTATTTTTAATTTTAGCTTCATATAGATAAACAACAAACATATTTAGCGATTTTATTTTTAATACTTAATAATAATAGAATAAAAAAACTATTAATAATAAGACATCTAATTACGCAATATCCCAATAGATGCTTCAAGGGTATCACGCTGTAGAACTTAAGCTACAGATTCGGTCATCTCAACAAGAGAAACTCTTGCTGAAATATGACCTTTATATTTTGCTGTTTTGGCAGTTAATATAAATTGAAACTTTTTAAGGAGTCCTCGATTCAACCTCCACTTGCATTTTAATTTCGATTTCTAAAGTCGAAACCAGTACGCGCCCAATAAGAAAGAACTATTAAATTATACACTATATTTTGAATACATTCAAGTTTTATTGTATAATAATACATGAGTACAAGTCATAATGAAATTAATCCAAGCACTTGGGGGATTGATATTGATAAAGTCTTTAAACTTTTAGACCAAATTATTGAGAAGAAACAAATAGATGATTTTAAGTCTAAAAAAGTACTAGAAAATGGAGACTCATGGGATTTGTACCATCTTAAACTATTAAAAGAATTACTTCAAGTAACAATTAATAATTGCAATTAATATTAATTTATATGCCAAAAACTAAAAAAAGAAAATATTATGGGGTCTACTCAAAAAATGATAATTTTCTTCATGGAGTTTTTCCAGTCACAAAAGAAGGCTTTAAATTAGCTCAAGCTTATATATCTAAAATAGCCCCAAAAAATAAGAAAAATTATTACATAGAAAAAAAATAGGTGTAATGATTATGTATGCCTATCCCTAAACATTCTATGGAAATTGATTTTGCTAACAATATTCAAGCGGCAAAAAAAGGTAAAGCACCTTTAAATAAACCCTTTAGACTTCCTTCTGGAAGCAAAAAGAAATTTGGCGTTTATGTAAAGAATGATAAAGGTAATATTGTAAAAGTTACTTTTGGCGATCCAAATATGTCTATCAAAAGGGATAATCCCGAAAGGCGCAAAGCTTATAGAGCAAGGCACGGTTGCGATAATCCTGGTCCAAAATATAAAGCTAATTATTGGAGTTGCAAAATGTGGAGCGCAAAACCAGTTAGCAAAGTCACAGGATCATGCGGTAAACCAAATTGTGGTTCAGTTCAAAATGAAGAAGAAGTCACTTTAGAAATAGATGTTCAAGCTAAGAATAAAGGTCTTTGGTACAACATTCAACAAAAGAAAAAAAGAATGGGAAAAAACTATCGTCCAGCAAAACCAGGATCGAAAGATCGGCCAACTCAAGAAGCTCTTAAAAAAGCACAAGGCTCAGATTATGAAAATGAAGATTATGAATGGGATGGAGAAACAGAATTTGATCAAGCTGAACTTATTAAAATTGATGCCTCCTTATCTCAAGCACAAGAAATTGAAGACCTAGAAGATTACAAAGAAGATTTTTATGAAATGATAGTTGGTTCTATCACTTCGATTCAAGTTCACGCTCAAAACATTTTAAATAAATTAAATGATCCAATGGTGAAAGAAAATCTTACAGAACCATTCTTACAACAAATGGCAGCACTTGCAGAAGACTATATGATTACTATTCACAACTATGTGATGTTTAATAAAGAGCAAGAAACTGAAGCCAAACAAGCTGAAGGTGAAAAAAATATTAAGTAAACTCTGGAATTGGAAATCGAAAACAATATTAGTTGGGCTTAATTTAATCGTATCTTGTAGCGCTTGTTTAAATAAAATTGTATATAAACAAAATTTACCCTATAATAGTAATAGAGGATTTTATGTTAAATGATTGGACATATGTTCGAAAAATGAAAGAAAATAAAATGAACAAATCTTATCAAGAGGTGTCTATTCATTTAGATGAAGATAAAAAGGAGTAA